TAGCAGTTGGGAAAACAAGAAAGGAAACACCAATGAGTAAAATAATTTATGTACCACTAGAACATATTGATGGGCGATATACAGTTCATATGGATCGTGACATTGAGGCTTACTTGCAATCTAGTGGTAAGGAATATGTAAAAGTAATGCCGATTAGTGGAGAATCCCCTCGCCCACCAAAAGGCCAATTCTTAAATGCACCATTTACTAGCAAATTTAAAGCGTTACAGTTAGCTAAGATAGCTGGCATGTACGAACGCGGAGAAATTAATGATGGCGATAAGTTTTTCTTTAGTGATATTTGGTTCCCTGGTATTGAATCAATTGCATATATGAATTACTTTACAAAAACTGATGCTAAAATTACAGGTATTATTCATGCAGGTAGTTTTACTGATACTGATTTTGTGCGGGACATGGAGCGATGGGCTAAGAATTTCGAAGACATTATTTTTGATATTGCTGAAACTGTTTACTGTGCAAGTGAGTTTATTAAAAATGACATTATTAAAAAACGCATGATTGATCCTAATAAATTAGTAGTAACGGGCTTACCTGTTGATCACACTGGACTTAAGCCTTACTTAGGAACAAAGAAAGAAAATATTGTAGTTTTTAATGGTAGACTTTGTGACGAAAAACAACCATGGCTATTTGATGAACTTGCTCATCAGTTATTAGACTGCGACATGGGAATCAAGTGTATTAAAACACAAGACTTAGATTTAGATAGAAAAGGCTACTACGAATTGCTAGCAAAGAGTAAGGTTGTAGTTAGTTATGCATTACAAGAAAATTTTGGATTTGGAATTGCAGAGGCAGCATATTTGGGTTGCATTCCTATTGTACCAAACCGATTAGTGTATCCTGAACTGTATCCTAAAGAAAACTTATTTGACACATTTGAAGAAAGTATAGATATGGTTTATGATGCAATAACAAACTATAAAAAGAACCAATACATGCTTGATACGTCTTGTTTTGAAAAATGGTTCAATTAAGGTAATACTATGAACAAAGATCAAACAATATTAGTTACCGGTGGTAGTGGATTTATAGGTGTTGAAACTTGTAAACAATTAGTGTCGGCAGGTTATAATGTAATTAATATTGACAAAAAGAAAAAGGATATTGAAGGTGTTACTCAATATCCTTTTGATATTGCTAATTCACAAGTTAAGGGAATTATTGCACTAACTAGACCCGACACTATAATACACCTTGCTGCTGAACATGAAGTTGAGCGTAGCATTTATGAGCCTAGTGAATACTATTTAAATAACGTAGCTAATACAATTTTATTATTAAACCATGCTGTTGAAGCAGGTGTTAAGGAATTTATATTTGCTAGCTCAAGTAGTGTATACGGTGAACGCGAGGGATCACAAGGAGGGGAACTTAGTGGAAACTACACACCTAAGGCATTTAAGGAAACTGAAAGTTTAAATCCATTGTCACCGTATAGTAGATCTAAAGCAATGATTGAAACATTATTATGCGATTATAAAAATGCTTACGGGATGAATTTTGTTGTTCTTCGTTACCATAATATTGCTGGTGCATCTAAAGACTTAAAGCATGGATATTTACAAAAACCTGCAACACATTTAATCCCATCCATATGTAAATCAATTATACATAACGAAGTACTTACCGTAAACGGGGGTGATTTAAGTCCTGCATCTAAAGGAAGCATGCAGTCTCGTACACTGTATTATGCAAAATCAGAAGAGGAGCAAGCAATTGAAAGAGATTCTTGGTCTAATACTGATGAAACTTATGATACGTGGGACGGCACTGCTGCTAGAGACTATACTCATGTGGTTGATGCTGCAAGAGCAAACTTAGATGCAATAGTATACCTTAAAGAAAAGGAAAGCGGGGTGTTTAACATAGGCAATAGTAACCCGTACACTGTACTACAAGTACTTGAAAAATTTGAAAAAATTACAGGTACGCACCCAAAACATAAAATATCTGTTAAGAGAACTGGCGACGTTTCATTAACACATGCTAATATAAAAAGAGCCAAATCTATATTAGGATGGAAACCACAATACAATATTGATGATATAATACTTGACGCTTACAACTGGGAACTAAAGCAAAAATGAATAAGTTTTATTATACTAACGAACAGATGGAAAATGACCTTGTTGAGCTAACTAGGCAAATGGCAAGAGATGGGTTTTGTCCAGATATTATTATAGGACCGGGACGTGGCGCGTATATACCAGGTGTTATGTTAAGTCATTATTATGAAGTGCCATTTGAAGGATTTACTTGGCAAACTCGTGATGGTGGCACTCAAGACACGATTGCATTAGACAAAGTCATATTTTCATATATTAGAGATGGTATACCAGCTAATGTATTAATAATTGATGATGTAAATGATTCCGGTAAAACTTTAATTGATATAACTGATCAAACAAGTAAGCATATTAATCTTTGGCCAAGTGGATTGCCAATTATTAAAATTGCTACATTATTTAATAAAGACCAAAGTATATTTCAAGGAGTAGACTATAGTGCTAGAACATTAACTCCAGATTACGATCCTTGGATTGTATTCCCGTATGAAGAATGGTGGAATCCCAAGTAAAACACTAGACAAATCATAAAAAGGATGCTATAATACAACATGAATAGAACAAGTGAAATTAAAATAACAACAATTAATTTAGGCGGGGATACAGGTGAAAGTGAAATGTATAACGTCCTTATGTATGAAAACAATGAGCTGATAGAAAACCGATCTCTTCCTGGCAAAAGCATCTATTATGCAAACGATGTTGCAGACAACTGGGAAAGCGGAATAATAAAAATAAGGAAGACACAATGAACGATGAATACGAATTTTTTTGGGGCGGCATATACTCAAACTGGCTACTAACTAATATAATAGTAGAGGACACAGAGTTTAACTGTGTTGAGCAGTATATGATGTACAAAAAGGCAGAAGTTGCTGGCGATAGTGATAGCATGGCAAAAGTTATGGCTACATTAAATCCTAGGGAACAGAAAGCAATTGGGCGGGAGATTGTCGGTTACGATGATGCAAAATGGTCCGAAGTAAGGTATGAAATTGTCAAGGACGCAATACGTGCCAAATTCAATCAAATCCCAATGTTAAAAAAAGCACTTATTGATACTGCCAACAAGCATATGGTTGAGGCTAGTCCATACGATGTAGTTTGGGGTATTGGCATGGGCGCAGACGATCCTGATCGCTTTGACGAATCTAAATGGCAAGGGCAAAATTTATTAGGAAAATGCTTAATGGATGTTCGTGATGAATTGAATGGTGCTGTGTAAATGAAAACATCAAAAATAATTAAACAAAGATTACAAGAAGCAGCCGAACGGTTCCACAGTAATGATAATATTAGCAAGTATATTAATGATGGTGAACTAGACGCACTTCAAGCTGAAGTGCAAATTGCAATGCAATCAGTACTTGAGGCTTTAGTAATAGATACACAAAACGATCACAATACACAAGAAACAGCAAAGCGCGTAGCAAAAATGTTTATACGTGAAACATTTGGCGGGAGATATGTTGCGCCGCCAAGAGTAACAAGCTTTCCTAACGAAGGATACGATGGTCTATATATGAGTGGCCCAATTAGTATTCGCAGCACCTGCGCTCATCATTTCCAAAATATTGTTGGTAATTGTTGGGTTGGTGTAATGCCCCAAGGTAGTGTTATCGGATTAAGCAAGTTTAACCGTATTATACAACACATTGCAGAACGTCCACAAATTCAAGAAGAGATGACTACACAAATTGCCGCGGCACTTGCACAGTATGCAGAAACAGAGCATGTTGCTGTTGTACTTAAAGCAGAACACCACTGTATGACTCACCGTGGAGTTAAGGAGCATGAAAGCGATATGACTACTGCTATTATGAAAGGTTATTTTCAAACTGATCCAGCATTGAAGGCAGAATTTTACAACATTCTGAATACAATGAAAGGACATAGTGGAAATTAATATGATTGGATTCAGAGGAAAAACTAAAGTTATGGTATTGGAACCTCACGGGGTTCCAATACAAGAAGTTGCTGATGCTATTACAGACGACCATAATATGGATTGGATCTGTAAACGATTCCCAATATCAGAAGGAGAAGTGTTCGAGGTTATTGAGTTAGCTTCCGATTATTTAGACAATTGGAAAGACTGTATTACACTACACAATCTTGGTGATTTAGAAAATATAGACCTTGAAGCTACAAACGTTAATAGCACTATGTTTTTTAATATACTTGCATTTGGCCGCATACAGGTTGAAATCAACAACAGTGATACAAATGATTTTGTTGAAATGTTTAGGATGGGACTAGTTACATTGATTGAAGAGATTTATACAGATATTAATGATGGCAGCAATTCATTTATGAGTAGTGATATACATCAAGCACTACACACCGCACTAGTTAAGGAAATTGGAAATATTGACCCAACTCAAGTTGTCGAACACTTAACTAATAGCGAAAATAAAAGAAATAATAGAGACACAAATGACTAAAATAACGATTAGTAGTCTTAGTGAAGCTAAGAAGATTGCTGTTAACTTTGACTATGTAATAAGTGCATTAGGTAACGGATACAGTCCAATTTTAGGTAAAACGCCTGACCGGCACCTTGTAGTTAATATTGATGACATTAGTATTGATGGTTGCGATCCTGCAGACTACAACATACCTGAGGCTCAGCATATAGAAGCTGTACTAAAATTTGCAGAGCAGTTTAAAAAAAATGATAAGGTTTTAATTCACTGCTCTGCAGGTATGAGTAGATCTACTGCGTTAGCTGCAATTATTTTAGTTCAACAGGGAATGGACCCTGTAGCAGCAATGGCGCATGTTTTTGAAATTCGTCCTGCATGTTGGCCAAATAGCAAAATTATTAGCTTTGGTGATAGCGCACTATCTTTGAATGGAAAGCTTATTATTGCGGTTGCTGATTGGAAGAAAACACAAAATCTACACCACGTAGATACTAACCACATTGGACAGTCAGTAACAAGGGCTGATGCCGATGAAATGGAAAGATTAAGGAACTTATTTAATTAATGAAGTTAAGATATAGTGAAATATTTTACAGTATACAAGGAGAAGGTCGATTTGTTGGCATCCCTAGTATATTTTTAAGAACGTTCGGTTGTAACTTAACGTGTGCAGGATTCGGACAACCTAAAGGTAATATGATTGCTACTGACCAAATGCCTTACATGATTGACCCAAAAGCAGATAAGAATCATCCAGAAGCATACACAAGTATCGAAGAATTGCCTGTTACATTAGTGGGATGCGATAGCTCAGCAAGCTGGGCGATGAAGTATAAGCACTTACAAAAAACACAAACTGTCGAAGAGGTTTACGAAGAAATATGTGACTTGCTGCCTAACAGGACATTTACTGGTAGTGGTGGGGAAGACATTCACTTGGTTATTACTGGAGGTGAACCTTTGCTAGGATGGCAACGTGTGTGGCCCGAGCTATTGTCTCTATGCTACGCTAATGGACTACGCAACGTTACTTTTGAAACAAACGGCACACAGATGGTAATTGATGAATTACGAGACTTTTTTAATCATTATGCTGAAGGGCAGAATATACATGTAACGTGGAGCACCTCTCCTAAGCTATCTATTAGTGGCGAGACTAGAGAAGATACATTGGCCTATTCACCGTTGCTTAGTATGAACAAAGTAAAGAACAGCTACTTATACAATAAATTTGTAGTAAGGGACGCAGAAGACTTTGATGAAGTTGACGTATATGTTAATACTTATAAAGAAAACGGTGTACATTTAGACGCTGTTTTTTGCATGCCCGAAGGCGCAACGTTAGAACAATACACCTTAACTGAATCAGAAGTTGTTGAGACATGCATGAAAACAGGATATAAATTTAGTCCTAGACTGCATATACAACTATTTGGCAACAGTTGGGGAACATGAATAATATATAGCTTTAATGATAAATAATATAAAACGGAGAAAGAAATGAAAATTAAAAGACTATTACCATTTAAGTGGATGCCTGCAAGTTGGGGACTGGTTGGTAAGATAAAATTACAAGCGGAAGCAGCATATTATTGGGACGGTGTTGATTTGGCTCGAGAACTTGCATTGCTTGAAGTAAAAACTGATCTTGACCGTGAAGTAATTAATATTGGAAGTAAACTTAAAGCTGGTGATATTGCTAAACAAGAACATGATAAGTTAATTGCAGACTTAAAAGAAGAACCATGGGTTAGTATGCCAGAATTAGAAGTTGATACTGAACACCCAAACCAAGGAGCGATGGGATTTGACTGGAATAAATACTTTATTATTATGTTACAAGGTCATGGCTATACTGGTAAAAATGATGAAGATATAGTAAACACATGGTTCAATGACGTGTGCAGAACTGTATTAGTACAAGAAAAAGCAGACCAAGATTACGGACTAACACAAGAACCAGAAGGGAGACAAGATGTCATCAAAACCACCAACTCAAAGCCTAGAACACAGGACGAAGACGAGGCTAGTTAATTTAGTTAATGCAATACAGCCAGTAGTTGATAAGGAACTATCTGAGTTTGAACCGTCTGAAATTACATACATATTAAACAATCTCAAACAGTACTTAGTGCTTGATTTAGTTAGGGATTTTGAAACTGTAAGAGATAAAAACATTACCCATAGTCCATTTGATGACATAATTAATAATGGATTATAAACAATATAGGTTGACACAATGGCTACTTATGTTATAATATCAATATGATAATTTGTGTTTGCCATAATATTAATGAAACTGCCTTACAATTACTTGCGCAGTCAGGAAATACGTGCCCTGTAGGGAAATCTTGCGGTAAATGCACTGAGCAAATTAAAAAAATTTATAAAGAAGTTGCGTTATGGAAAAAAAAAATAGCAGTAGATTTTTTAGGACAAGAACTTGAAGTTGGGCAACGTGTAGTATTCATGCCACCGCACATTAAAGAATTAAAATGGGGTTATATTAAAAAAATTAATCCTAAGATGGTTAGAATAATGTATGGTAGAAATAATGCTAGCGAATGCAGTCGTTTACAAACGGAAATTATTTTGCTTAGTCAAGAACAAGCAATCATGTTGGCGCAGCAGCGTCTTTTAGGTAACACATAATGTCAACGTTAGACTTTTTAGATCAAGAAATAAAGGTAGGAGACGGCGTGTTATTCTACTGTTTGCGTTATAAATCATTAGCTTGGGGCAAAGTAACTAGACTTACTCCAAAAAAAGCCTATATAATATATGACACTGGAAGACGAACAACGCGTCAAACAAAAATGACAGGCGATGTACTTAAATTTTGCAAAGACTTAATCGTAATTGGTGATGAAATGACATCAGCAATTGCAGTCAAGAAGTTATCGTCTTAAATACTTAACGCGATAAATAAACATGTAAGAGATAGACTCTTACTAACATTAATTATTTCATAGGAGCTATGAAATGTCATACAAAACAGCATTAGATCTTACTAAAGAAATAGCGGAGCTACAACATAAACTCTCTATTGCAAGAATTGCCCTTACAGAATCAAAGTTACAAGCACCTAATAGACAACTTGCAGAAAAATTACATAAACTCTTGTGTAAATGGAACCACGTGGATGAATGCGGGTGGGATTATGAATTCAAAGATGCAAAACCACAATGGAATCAGTATGCACACACCACGTGGCTAAAAAAAGCTGACCAAATTATAGACCATTGCAATTTTGAAGGAATTGCACCTCATCGCGCTATTGAAATTTACGAACTAATAAAGGGAGACGTAACATGAGTAATATAACAATACCAAGTGTAACCAAAACTTCAAGCTGGTCTGATCACGATCCAGGTTATGTACTAACCCATGATTTAGCCGTTTTTATTGGAAGATTTCAGTGCGGGCATAATGCACACATTCAAACCGTAATTGATGCACTTAAAGTTGCAAAAAAAGTTCTTATCATATTTGGATCTGCATACCAGCCCCGGGTATACAAAAATCCCTGGAATGTAGTTGAACGAGAAGAAATGATTACTCTTGCATTACAAGAGCGCGGTGTTAACATGGACTGTATTGTTTTTAGAAGCAATGTAGACACCCGTTACACAGACGGTGCTTGGTTAATTCGAACTCATAATATTGTAAACGAAGTATTAAATAAGCAAAGTAGTACAGCTAAGGTTGTGGTAGTAGGGCATAAAAAAAGCCAAGACCCTTCTACTTTTTACTTAGATATGTTTCCACAGTGGGATAGACTTGATCACCAATTAATGGAAGTATTAGACGCGACAGATATTAGGGCTTTGTATTTCCAAAGGAATGCAAATCTTAACTTCCTTACAGGGGTTGTGCCGCCAGCAATCATTAAATACTTGGCCGAATGGAGAAATTCAGAAGGGTTTGAGACAGTTATGGCTGAAAAAGAATTTACTAGCAATTATAAGAAGCCTTACGCAAGCTTACCATATGACGTTATATTCTCTACCGCTGATGCAGTTGTTACGCAAAATGCACATGTATTGCTTATTAAGCGGCGGGCTTACCCAGGTAAAGGATTATGGGCTTTTCCAGGTGGCTTTGTAAATGCAAGCACTGATCGATCCGTACAAGATGCAGCTATTAGAGAACTTAGAGAAGAAACTAAACTTAAAGTACCAACACCAGTACTAGTAGGCAATATTACAAAAGATAAAGTATTTGATGCAATTGATCGTTCTGCTAGAGGGCGCACTATTACACATGCTTTTTACATCGAACTACCTAACGGTACAGAGTTGCCTAAAGTAAAAGGAAGTGATGATGCAGAAAAAGCACAATGGATACCTATTGCTGATGTTAACTCAGAAGACTGCTTTGAGGATCACTTTGAAATCTTATCATACTTTACCGGTGAGAACGGACAGGACTAATATTGATATTATAACACTTGACTATGTTACATCAAGTGTTATAATAAATGCATTAAAAATTAGTAATAACGTGAACACAACAATTAACATTGATTTATTGGAGAAAGCATAATGGGATGCAGAAATGATTACATGGAACCAACTGCCAAAGAAAAAGAAAGTATACGTGTAGCAAAACATATAAATTATTTGCAATGCTCGGGCACAACTAATCGGCCTCATGAACGATACAATACACAAGCTATACAAGTAGCGATAAATGACACTTATGGTATGGTTAAAGAATTAGACAAAATGACTGATCATTTGTGTAGTTGGCTCAAGCAGTTAGAAGGCACTGATGAAGGAAATAAACTTATTTACGATGGTCGAAATCCAGAAGCAAGAAAGCTTGCTGATTGGTGGCAAAAACATCAAGTAGCAGACTTATTGCGTGAAAAAAATGAAGTCCAGACTAGAGAAAGAAACATATTAAAGAAGTCTGGTCTTGCAAAATTAACTGAAGAAGAAAAAATAGCATTAGATGTTTAACAAGTCCTAAGGATATACCTAAGGCATTAACTTAAAGGAGTTTTAAGATGACAGATATAATGAAGGCGTTTGAACCAAAAGACACAGACAATGAATACGTGCAAGACGATCAGTTGGCCATATCACTAATTTGCAGAATGGATAGCTATAAATTTAGCCACCCGTTTGCATATAAGGATGGAATTGGCGGTATGTCATCATACGGTGAATCGCGCATAGACTCAAGAGAAACAATTGTGCCATTTGGTATGCAATTATTTCTAAAACGTTACGGCACAATGAGAATTACACATGCAGATATTGATGCTGCTGAAGAATTTGCTATTGCACACTTTGGTCGGAAACTATTTGATAGAAAAGCGTGGGTAAAGGTAGTTGAGGTATATGGTGGTGCGATGCCACTAATGATTCGCGCTGTTCCAGAAGGCACAGTAATGAATGGAAGCCAGCCTATATACAACATTACCGTTATTGATGAAGACTTAGCCTGGATGTCTGCTGGCTTTGAGACTATTATCCAGCGTGGCGTTTGGTATCCAACTACTATTGCGACACAGGGGTATGAAGTAAAGAAAATAATTAAAGGATTTTACGAAAGAACAGGTGCCAATATGGACTTGCTTCCCTTCGCATTGCATGATTTTGGTGGCCGAGGTGTTTCGTGTGCAGAACAAGCTGAGATTGGTGGAGCATCGCACACAGTAAACTTCATGGGTTCCGACAACATTGAAGGAACATTAACATCGAATTTTTACTATAAAGAACCAATGGCAGCATTTAGTGTATTTGCAACTGAACACTCCATTGAGTGCTCATTTGGTGGAGACATTGAAGGTGCAAGAGCATACTTAACTAAGGTATTATCCAACGCACTGCCTAATACAATTATTAGTATTGTCATTGACGGTTATGATGTGTACCGAGAAGCCGAATTGCTATGTACAGAATTTAAAGACCAAATTATTGCATCAGGATGCAAGGTAGTATTTCGTCCAGACTCGGGTGACATGATGGTTGTTGTTCCTAGGCTTCTTAAAATGCAAGAAGAGGCGTTTGGATTCACAATGACTGCTAAGGGCTTTAAGTCTATTAACTACGTTGGTGTTATCCAAGGTGACGGTATTGACTCACGCTCATTAGAATCGTTGCTTGGTAAAGTTACAGGTGTGTTAAATTACAGTGCAGATGTTGTAATATTTGGATCAGGTGGTGCATTGTTACAAAAAGTTAATCGAGACACGCTAAAGTTTGCACAGAAGGCATCTTGTATATTGATGGATGGTGAATGGATTGGTATTGCTAAAGACCCAATTACTGATAGTGGCAAAAAGTCCAAAGAAGGCGTAATGACGTTACTGCGCAACTTAGAAACAGGTGAACTGGTTACTGGTCGATTGGACCAAGGTCCAATTCCAGAAGGGTTCGAGGACGCCATGGAACTTCTTTATCACAATGGAAGATTGTTTAATGAAACTACGCTTGCTGAAGTCCGGGGACGTACTGAAGACGGTGCGGCGCGAGAAGCAGCATTAATTCAAGCCCATGTGCAATTAAGATCAGCCGTTGGTTAATTAGTAATAAGTTGCAACTAACAGAATGGGACCTAAGGTCCCATTTTTGTGATTGACAAACCAAAATAATAGTGTATAATAGTGAAACAACAATAAAAATAATAATAATAAATAGGAAAACAGATGCCAGATAAAAATACGTACATACTCGTCGACTCGATGAATATGTTTTTTCGCGCAAAGCACGTTGCTCGTGGCAATGACATGGATATGAAGATTGGAATGGCAATGCATATTATGTTCGCTTCAATTAAAAAAGCCTGGAATGACTTTGATGGATCTCATGTAATATGTTGCTTAGAGGGACGCTCTTGGAGGAAAGACTTTTACGAACCATACAAGGCCAATCGGGCAGTACTTAGAGAACAAAGATCTGTTAGAGAACAGGAAGATGATGAATTATTTTTCGAAGCGTTTAACAGCTTTTTTGAGTTTATTGAGAACAAAACTAATTGTACTGTTTTACAACAACGTAATGCAGAAGCTGATGATTTAATTGCTACCTGGATACAATCTCACCCTAACGATGAGCATGTTATCATTAGTAGCGATAGTGACTTTTATCAGTTAATGGCCCCTAACGTTAAGCAATACAATGGTGTGGCTGAGCAAATTATTAGCTTAGAAGGCTTTGTTGATGCAAAGAGTGGAAAGCGCATTCTTGACCCTAAAACTAAAGAGCCTAAAGTATTGCCTGACCCGGAATGGTTATTATTTGAAAAATGTGTCCGGGGTGACAAAAGTGATAATGTATTCCCTTCATATCCAGGTGCTAGAGTAAAAGGAACAAAAACTAAAACAGGAATGCAAGAAGCATTTTCTGATCGACAGCGTGGTGGCTATGCTTATAATAATTTTATGTTACAACGGTGGGTAGATCATAACGAAAAAGAGCACCGTGTACGTGATGATTTTGAGCGTAATTCAATATTGATTGACTTAACACGCCAACCAGATGATATTAAAGAAGAGTCACAAAGAGTATTAGCTGCTGCAAAAGAAAAAGAACCAGTAGGGCAGGTTGGCATTCACTTTATGAAATTTTGTGGATTGTGGGATTTACAAAAAATAAGCGACCGTCCAAACGATTACACTGTATTCTTAAATGCAAAGATTATATAATGCAAGCATTAAAAGGTAAGTTGGCTAAAAAGTTACAAGGTTGCACTGCTGGGAAAAGAGCATTATTTAATTTTATGACATTAAATAGGCCACAATCAGTTATAATCAATAATAAAGAATACATAATAAGAGGAAAACATCAATGTTAAATAAAAACCAACACTTGCTGGATATTCTAGCAGAAGAGTGTGCAGAAGTGGCGAAAGAGGTCAGTAAGGCTTTGCGCTTTGGAGCGCAGGACTATTACCCTGGTGATCCAAATAAACAATCAAATGCTTCATTAATATCAAGAGAGTTTATTGAAGCGTTGGCCGTTCGTAATATGTTAGTAGAGGCCGGTGTATTAGTAATACCTGAAGATGCTTACGAAATAGGCGAAGCTAAAAAAGCCAAAGTGCTAGAGTACTTGGAGTATTCAAGAGCTGCTGGTATGTTAGACGAGGATAATACAAAATGGTAGATTTAAAAACAAAATTACAACAAATTTCAGATGTTGCTTGGTTGGTTAGACAAGGTGATAAAAATATTGGAATTTTAAATAAAGATGTACAAGATCATTTTACCTTTATTAGCGGGTTCCATATGGAAGTATTTGCTAGTGATAAGGAAGTGTCAGAGCATTTTGGCAATATTACATTATTTGATGACCAAATTACTAAACCACTTTCTGCACCAGATAGTTTTTTTATAAAAGGCCATTTAGTAGAATATGACGACCCTATTCCAGTAGATGAAAACGATCCTAATTATATTGAAGAATTACCTTTGTATTTAAAAACAACAAATAGTGATGTTTATTATGCTGCTGGTTGGTATTGTATTGATTTTGCAAAAGGATGGAAGCATTCTCACAGTCCCAAACTGGCAACTTTATTAAAATATGGTTATAACGGCCCATACAAGACTGAACTTGACTGTAGAATTGTTATGAAACAATTAAACAAGGCAAGAGTATAACAAACAATAATTCAACCAACATTTGGAAAAGACAACAGTGACTAACATAAAAGCCCAACAACCAGCAAATGTAAAAAATGTAATGTAACGTGGCTTATTGTGGAAAATAAAGCATTTTATAATAATGGGAGTTGCGCACGGTGTAGACATCCAGCATCTGTTGTTCGTACATCGCCTACACCAAAAGGAATAACATGAATGATTTTCAAAAACTTGTAATGCATGTTAGGAATTTGCAAGCTAAAAATGTAAAGAAAGTAGCACTTGATGTTGATTATTTGTGCAGTGTTTTAGAAACTGTCTCACCATTACCATCTGCATTTGTTGCGACTAAGAAAGAAGACACTGTTGTTATAGCAGACGGTGGTGGCTTTAATAGCGAATCATAACTATAAGGAACAAGAATATAACAATGCCACTAAATAAACACGCATATGCTAGGTTAGTCGAAGAAGACATTGATTGGCTAAAGGCATCAGTTCCAGATACATTGGAGAGAAAACATATAATTGTAATATGCGAGCACAGCGTAGACGAATACTGTGGCAAGGGATATTTGAAGGCGTATAGAGAAGAGAACAAAACATTATGAAATTTCTACGAGGTCGAGGATCAGTCTCTGAAAAAGCAATGTTATCTGACCGAAATGAATATATTTGGGCTAATGGAAAGAAGTACCATAACCCAAATTACAATAAGACATTAACAAATTTACCCAAACCACCAAACAAGAAAAAGAGTTAAATTATGAACTTAAGATCATTTTTATTATGTGCTGTCGTATTTAGTGTAGTAGTTATAGTCGCACAATTTGCTACCGGGAATACGTTTGGGCAGCGATGTGAAACAGAATATAACCTTACCCCGAGAACATTAGAATTTCGGAAATGTGTAGAAATGTTATCGAATGGTAAAGTTGCCTTACCTGAATAACAGCATGAATACGAGGACTTTGATTTCTACGATGATGTTGCTACAAAACGACATAAAGGAATCAAATGGGATATGGATTGATAAATAGTTATATGCGATACACCGAAATTATAAACGAACGATTCATCAATGCAGTGGGCAATACTCCCGAAGCAATGGCTATTAAGCAAAAATATGCAGACGAAGTATGGGATATACTCCGATCGTCGTATGCAGCCATTGGTGGTATTAAAGGGAAAGGATTTGCTAACAAAGAGGAGATAATTAGCCTACCATTCTGGAAAATATTAAGAAACGAAGACGGTGTTCGTGCTGTAATAATATATAAGGACAAAAACGGCCGAAAGTCTGTTGCGATGGGCACTGATGGATCGATGTACGCTAAGACAGCATTACGAAATGCACTGCCTGCAGAGACGAAACGAGCATACAGCGAAAAGAGCAAAGCTGCTTTGGGAATGGTAATGAAATCTGTTCCTTGGGTGCAATTAGAGCCAAATATAATGTTTCCTAGCGAAGCGTCCAAAATATCGCCAGGAAAAAAATTAACACCGCTCATTGAACTTCCAAAAGAACAATGGCCAGATGATGCTGTGCGGACCATAGCGAATTGGCCGCATTTGCTTGATTACGGGTATGTGCGTGATTTAGGTGGTAAATTATCATTTAAGGTCATGCTCGGAACTACTGACCTGCCTATTAAGTAGTTGACATCTATACTGTTGAGTGTATAATAACTGTATGGATAAAAAACTAAAGATATTATATTTACATGGATTTGCTAGCGCGTATAATCCTGATAGCGCAAAGATTAAATCTTTGAGTGTATTAGGTGACGTTGCTGGTTTTACTATTAACTATGCTAGACCAAAAGATGAAGTTGAAAAAGAACTGATTGAAGCGGTGCAGTATAAGAATATTGACTTAATTGTTGGTTGCAGTCTAGGTGGGTTTCATGCTATTAACGTGGGTGCCGCTTGCGGTGTTCCCGTAGTAGCTCTTAACCCGTCGTTAACTCCTCAGTATGCATTACGAGAGAAGCAAGGCAAAATTGCCCAGAATTACGTTACTGGAGAACAGTTTGTTATAACTCCAATAGTAGCAGAAAGCTATGAAAAATCAGGTTTTCGGACTGATGGTTGCGTACTTGTCTTACTTGACAAAGGCGACACTGTTATTAGCCCGCAGAAAACTTGTGAACTTATCGAGGGACGATTCGAATACAAGCTATATACTGGCGGCTCACATCGATTTGACCACTTAGATGAAGCAATCCTCTTGATTAACACCTTCCTAAATAAAGCAGAGGTATCTTATGAATGTAGTAATTTATAGCAAAAATAACTGTGTCTATTGTGACATGGCAATCAAACTAACTCAAGATAATAAATTTAATTTAGTAATTAAGAAATTAGATGTTGACTTTAATAGAGAAGAATTGTTAGAATTGTTTCCTGAAGCAAAAAGTTTCCCGCAAATAATTATAAACGATGTACATTTGGGCGGGTATACAGAATTTAAAAAGTTCCTACAACACAGTTGGTAGTTAAATGACTAGAATTAACATAGTTCCACCAAGTGAACTGTATGACCAACACTTAGTTGCTGAATACCGAGAAATTACTATGGTTCCTGCTGCGCTTAGTCGCACCTTAAAAAGTAAGGCTGGGTATTCTGAAAAAAAAGTACCAAGTAAATACACACTAAATACTGGGCATGTTTACTTCTTTTACAACAAAGGCTATTATTTGTCTAATCGTTATGACCAATTAGTAGCTGAAATGCAGGCACGTGGAATGAACCCAGACGCTAGTAGGAAATTTCCAGATAGCGTTTTTCCTGATAATTTGTATAACGATTGGACTCCTACACTAACAGAGCAAAATATTGCTCGTGCAAGGATTGCATTTCGAATATCTCAGAAGCCTAATTGGTACAGGAAAACTCCAATAAAGGTTAACTAATACGTTAATGTGTTATTTCTGATAAATATGTGTATAGGAGAAGTATATTATGTCTAGACCAAAGCCAGAAATTATTTTAGAAGCAGTAAATAAGCACACCTACAAGGCAGAACAGGTGCTGAGCGCTGAAGCAATATATAGCGTATTTTACGAAGGCAAACCCATTAACTTACGAGTATCCAATACGTTGGTAAGTTATCCAGGGCCTAAATACAAAAAAGTATCATTTTCAAATAGTGGGCATGCTTTTAACTTGGCTGATAGAATGAATAAGAAATTTGCAACTGGTAAGTTTACAGTTGTTAAGCTTACTGTTGGTGAAATAGTTACAGAAGATGACAATTAATTGAAGTCTCATGCTCTAAAACAAACTGAAATATTGGAACTGTTGGACAAGAAATTTGAAACCAATCCTCATAAGGTCTATTCTGTTTTATCGTTAATAGATAAGCACCATCTTATATTTAAGAACTACCGTAACCAAAATGGCAATAGTGTAGGCCTGAGACTAACATCTATTGGTCAAATTTTACTTCATTCTATTTTAGACCACTACGAATATAATCATAACTATGGGATGACACTTGGAATTCTTATGGCGCTAGATGCAAACATGCAATATCCATACTATGTTGATGATCGTGATATTGTATTTTATAATAAAGAGGATGCAGCCTGGTTTAAAATGGGCGGGGGAGACTTGCAGGGTTTTATTGAAATGATTTGAATGGGGCCGAAGCCCCATTCAATTATTTACGCAAAAAGTTCTAATCCTGTACCGCATTCACTACAAAACTTTGATTTAATCTTATTTTTAGTGCCACACGACAAGCAGTCTTGCTTTACATTTGTGGTAATAGGTTCACGTATTACCTTATTATCCTCAGTTTCACCAAACAAATTTAAAATAATAGTATGGGTTTCTAATTCAGTTGGAAACCAGTTTACAGTTACAAACTTCTGATCACTCTCGCTGCCTGCCACTGTTACGCCTGTTTCATTCTGTGGTACAGCAGCAGTAGCAACACTTGCCGTATATATTTCCTGATTTGGTTGCTGGCGGTCACTTTTGGTAGTTGATGATCGTAATACATTTGATCCTATTTTACCTGAACTGGCTGATCCAAAAGTTGATGTAATATTATACATCTTATTCCATGGTATATATTCGGATTGTACTGGTAGTTTATATTCTATTTCTTTTTCAAATTCATACTCAACACGGACAAGTCCGTCTTCAAGCTTAATGCCTCTATGTTTTTCTACCTTATTCGAACGCTCAATAAATTTAAATTTATTGCCCTTATCCATGCTGCCGGTAATAAGTGACCGTTCAAAGTCAATTTGATTCTTAGGTCCAATTACTACGCCGCCTGAAGTAACATCTTCTCCATCAATAAAAATACGAGCCACGACTCTGCGATTGTCTAAGTTCTTAAGTAAGATTGAATATTCGGTACCGAATGGTACGTAGACTGCTTCGCCAAATTCTCGAAGTATCTTTCCGTTAGATTTTATAGCTGCTACCAGCTTCTTTTTGTACGCCATCATTAATATTTCCTATTGTAGTTAGACAGACTAGCTAACTGATTTTATTAGTCTGTAGTTTTGTTATTTTTAAATTTCCCAATAATCCAATTATTAGGACAATTTTCTGGTAAACAAAAAACCGTTTCTCCCGTTTCCGGGTTGTTATATATACGTTTTCCTTTTCTGCTCGCCGACCTCTTTGCTCTTAGTTCAGCAGATTGCGGTCCTGTTTTAAGACCTTTGTTCCAAGCCTTGCCTCCTGTTTTCCCCTTGTTCCACGGTACAGTGCCTTTTGGTACACCAGACCCGCAATTTTTCCCTTCTTCTGTCTTGTAGAATGACGTTTTGGCTTCTGATATTTTCTTCCTAGTATCATCTGAGCACTATTCCTTTCCGTTTTGCTTTCTTGTCGCTACTCCTTTAGCTGCTGTTTCTTTTGATGTTTTGTACCATTTCCTGGATTTTAGCATTTTCGCTATTGTTTCAGGTGTTGGAGAATAATCACGCTTTATCCCTAACTTCTTTTCTCGTATACTCTGTTTTTCTTCTTCTGTTCTCGGTCTGCCCGCAGTCGAGAACACTTTACTGTCACTTTTGAAAAAGCTATTATTTAACATTAATGGATCTTTACTGTATTCTTCTATAAGTGTTTGCTCAAATCGCCAAGCGTCTTTCCCATCATAAAACTCAGCTATAATCTGTGTATCGAATTCATCGAAGTTTTCTTTAACTTTTGGTGCTGATGTGAAATAAAACGTGCCTAGATCTTGATTTGATGGGAATTTATTCGCGGCTCTATATCCAAAATAGAATTGGCCAGATAAACGATTAGTAAGTTTGTAAACGTAAGGTAATATCATATAGTTAGGCCGACAGATTAGCAGGCTAATGTTTAAAATCTGTAATATTATTTATCTTTACAGCGTACTGAATAGACGCTTAATTGTTTAATTCAGTTGGTGAAGACTTGTTGCCTTCATATGTATTTATACAAGCACAAATATAATGTATATAAGACTGGTGACTTACTGTTTTGCTAAGATTTTTAGTGTTGACATAAGTAGATTATATGCTATTATGTGATATTATAAATCACTAAGGGAATATCATGTATATAAAAGAGTTTAACAGATTTATTGGAATATTAAGTTTTACAATAGTCACTATAGTAACAATTGCCATTCCTGCTTCAGCTAGTGCCGGCCAAAATAAAGGCCTTGTATTAAGAGTAGACCCTATTTATACCAGTGTAGTACGTTACGAGCGGGTTGCTGCGCAGGAAACCATCTGTGACAACGTTAGAACAGCAAGGCGCAGTGATGGGCTTATTGAGCGTGGGTCTAACGGATTATTTGGCAGTCCCCAAGGACTAATAGGCACTGCAATTGGCATTGGAGTAGGGAGTCAAATTGGCGGTGGCAGTGGCACTGACATTGCAATGGTGCTAGGTGGACTGTTAGGTAATAGTGTGGGAAACCAATCATCCCGTAACCGCCAAAATTCCAACCTCCATTGTCGTGAAGTTGTTAGTTGGGTAAATGTTCCGCAAATTGAAGATGAGCTACAATACTTCAATGTTTTAATAGAAATACAAGGCCAACAGTACACAGTTAAACGGTATACTGCACCTAACGTTGGTGAAATGATTACAATTAATATTAATGTACGTTAACTTTTAATTATTAACACATTTATAGTTGACATGTTAAAACATTGATGCTATAATAGGTTTAAGTACTAAAGACACATAGGACTTTAGTAAATATTTAAATAGGCACAATACTAGGAGTAACAAAATGTCAAATGCAATACAGTCATTAACAGCACGCCCATCACAAGCAAAACCAATTATTCTTCGCGCCATGCTAGCTAATCGCCCAATGTTTATTTGGGGACCGCCAGGTATTGGTAAAAGCGAGATGGTTGCCGACCTTGGTAAAGATCCATCTAATGGATTAGGTGAAAAAGTATTAATTATTGATCTACGCTTGGCTTTAATGGAACCAACTGATCTTCGCGGATATCCTTTCCGTAATAACGAAACAAATCAAATGGAATGGGCGCCGCCTGTTGACTTACCCTCTGCTGAATTAGCAGCCCAATACGATACTGTTATACTTTTCCTAGATGAAATGAACAGTGCTCCGCAAAGTGTACAAGCCGCAGCATACCAATTAGTTCTTAACAAAAGAATTGGTCAATATTTACTACCAGACAATGTACGCATTGTGGCAGCTGGTAACAGAGATACTGACCGTGGCACCACATACAAAATGCCTTCTCCATTAGCTAACCGTTTCCGCCATATTGAAATGGAAGTTAACTTTAAAGATTGGAGACAGTGGGCGCTGATGAACAATATTGCTCCTGAGATTATTGGTTACATGTCTTTTGCTAAACAAGACTTGTTTAACTTTAATCCTACAAGCAGTGGGCATGCTTTTGCAACTCCCCGTTCTTGGGTTTATGTTAATGAAATGCTAAAAATTCCTAGCTTCCATGCTGCATCAGATACTGAACAAAAAACTGAAATTGCTGGTGCAGTTGGTGAAGGTGTTGCTGCAAAATTTGGAGAACACCGAAAAATTGCAGCGTTTCTTCCCAATCCTTCAGACATCCTTGCAGGAAAAGTAACAAAACTTGAAGGCAAAGTAGCTGAAGAGATTTCAGCTAAATACACGTTAACTGTAAGCATGGCTTACGAAATTAACGAAATCTTTAAAAATGAAGGTCTTGAAGCATGCTATAAGTATATCAATAACGTGTCTAGATTTGCATTTAATAACTTTAATCCTGAAATGGTAGTGTTATTGTTCCAAACAATGATGAAAGACTACCAAATCCGTTTCAACTTCCGCAAGGTCCTTGATACAGAATTAATGGATACGTTTAACCGAGAATACTTAGACTTAATTGTTTAAGTAACAAGCATAAACCTTGTGCGCCTACCTATGTTACTCCTACTATATAGCATAAGGTTTTGGGCCCTGGCAACAGGGCTTTTTAATTTGATCGCATGGTAGGTTAAATTATAATGTTGACTGCACTATAAATCATGCTATAATATATACATATACATTAATAAGGAACAATCATGCCAAGGATAAACAGAAGATTACGCAACAGCTACGCTAAAAAAAGCTACACATTTAGTGAGGCTAAATCATCTACTCCTACCACTACTGCCGGCCATAATGCAGGCGATGCACAAGACCCAAATCAACCACCTCCACTCAATATACCAGTTACTGAGCTAACAGCAACCCAAATTGAACGTAAACTAATTAAAGCGCGAATCGGTATGTTAATGGATGCGCCGTTTTTTGGAAACTTAGCAACTCGTCTTATACTAAGGGACGCCACTGACTGGCCAGGCGGACAAATTCAAACTGCTGGCACAGATGGTAAGTATTTTTACTACAATCGCAATTTTGTTGCTGCATTAAGTGATCAAGAAACTGTGTTCCTAGTAGGCCACGAGGTAATGCATTGCGTGTATGACCACATGGACGGTGACAGACGAGGTGACAGAATTCCAATATTATGGAACATAGCAAATGACTATGTTATCAATTATGAACTAGTTGAAGGTAAAATTGGTACTAAAATTACACTCATTAATATTTGCTACGATAGTAAATATAAAGGAATGACATCAGAAAACGTATATGATATGTTGTATGATGAAGCTCGAAAAAATGGTGGACAAGGCACAGGCGGACAAGTATTAATGGACACACACATGGACCGTGGTGCTGGTGACGATGAAGGTTCTGATGGCGAGGATGGCGAAAATGGTGAAAGCGGCCCGGCTAGATACACTGAGGAAGAGAAGGAGCAAATAGCAAACAACTTCCGAAATGCTGTTATACAAGCCGCGCAAGCTGCTGGAGCAAGTAATTTACCAGGTGGTGTTAAGCGAATGCTTGATCACTTGCTTAATCCGCAAATTGATTGGCGTGAGTATCTTGCTATGGAAATTAAAAGTATAATTAAGAATGATTATAATTTTATGCGATTTAGCAGGAAAGGAATGGATCAAGGAATTTACTTGCCAGGAATGGATAATGATGAAACTATTGATGTTGCAATTGCAATTGATACTTCTGGCAGTATTAGTAAAGAAATGTTAAGAGACTTCCTCTCTGAAGTTAATGGTATTATGGAATCATACCCAGAGTTTAGTTTAAGTCTTTGGTGCTTTGATACTGAAGTGCATAACCCACAAAAATTTACTGAAGCTAACCAAGAAGGCTTATTAGATTATGAATTAGCTGGATTTGGTGGCACTGATTTCTTGCCTAACTGGGAATTTATGAAAAGTGAGGGGATTGAGCCTAAAAAGTTTATCATGTTTACAGATGGGTACCCATATGGTGGTTGGGGAGATGAACATTACTGTGAAACATTATTTATTGTACATGGTAAAAAGGATGGTACTTCTCCAAAAGCACCATATGGAGTCACCGTTCCATATTCCCACCAAAATAAAAAGTCTTCTTAATAACAGACTAAGTCCTTGGAATACAAAGTAGAAAGCAAAAGTAATGTTGCTTTCTACTTTCCTGCCACTATTATAGCAATATATTGCATTACAGTAGTAAATAGTAGATACAACACAATATAACAGGAGTGTCATTATATGACCCAAGAAGAAGTACAACCAAATAGTGAAGACGAGCAACCCGAAGGAATTAATTTGGCCGATTTGGCTACACTAAGGCAGGTTGTTGACATAGCCACACAACGAGGCGCATTTAAAGGCGGCGAACTTTCACAAGTTGGTACTGTTTATGACAAACTAAACGCTTTCTTAACTTATGTGGAAGAACAACAAAATGCAGCACAGGCTGCTCTAGAACAGGAGTCAGAATAATGACAGTAGTAAAGCACGTTGGAAAGGTTGGTGAAAAACCTTGTGTTATTTTATTTAGAGAAGTACCAACAGAACCTGATAATTGCTTGGTAATTGAAACAGGATCATTACCAGATGCAGATCACGATGCACTAATGAACGTAATTCAAAGTGCTGAAGGACAAGAGTCAAACGAAATTAGTGAAGTATTAAATAGGCGTCAATTTAATGACGGGTCTAACATGCTTACCAATTTACATCAAACTCGAAAAATTAATAAAGTTAGTGTTGATATGGTGCATATGACTCCCACTCCATCAGACTCATTGCCACTACGGGAAGTTAATTTAGAAATTAGAAAGAAAATTAACGGATCCAATCCACCACTTGCTCGGGACGTTGATCCTGCCACGCTAAATGAAAGTTCTCAAAGTTCTCAAAGTACTAACGTAGAACCAACTCAACTAGATGCTTCCCCTGCTGATATTGCTGCCGGACTGTTAACACAGTCACAATTACTTGAAGCTGATGCAGCCGCATTGTTAGTTGATGCAAAAACAAAGAAAGCAAAAGCCTACGAGCTTGATCCTGATCTTAAGCCGAAACGTGGACCAGGTCGTCCATCAAAAGAAGAATAGTATGGAAAAAAACTTCGCTAGGATTGTACTTCTTGGTAGGTCGACTAAAAAAGTAAACAATGATATTAGTAAAAGTTTACTTGGTGACGTTAACCCTACCGAGATTCCTAAGGAATTTATTGAAAAAATAGACGTAACTTTTAGCACTGGAAGAATTGTTGAATTCAGGACTGACCGTATAAAGGAAAACTTTACATTTGAGGCGCTAGAAGAGTTTTTAAGCGAGTATAATACTAAAGGTCACGTTAAACTAATTGAAATAACATTAGATTTAGATCAAGTACACAAGACTATAAAAACAGGAACCGATAGTATATTTTCTAAATATTGTTAGTTAGTCATTTATTGCGGTAATAAATGAATTTTATAGTTGACTTATACCTTAAGAATACAGTATAATGTGTACTTACACTAAAAGGACAGTATTATGTTTGAGCTAACACCAGAAGAAATGATTTATACTTCTTTGTGCATTTTTTGTTTGTTTGGTGCAAGCTCTGCACTAAATGCAATGTACAGTAGTGAGGTTTATTGTGGATTAGATGATGACGGTCAAGAACTATGGCTCGATACGGACTATTAGTATGAAAACAACCAAGCACGTTAAAGCAAGGTTTATGGAACGTTATAAGTTGTTCTTTTATGATCACCAACTTAATAACTTAGATATGTTTTTGCCTAACTTAATCGCAGAAAGATGCATTGAAAGAATAGATTGGCATGCATCTGCTTGGTTTTGCAACAAACGGGGAATGTCTCCCATCAACGACAAAATCTACTTATATAAAGGAAAGCACTGTGAAATTAACTTTGTCGTTAAAAGCAATGTTATTGTTACGTGCATGACAAAATTAGACTTAAACATTCCTAGTTTTCAGTCAGCAAAATGAGTACTACCCACTACTATTTCAAAATGAATGATGGTTCTGTAAAAACTGTTAGTATCGGCGATGCCGATAATGTAAAAACCGAACGAAATAAGATAAAAAGAAAATATATAAATGCCGTACAGAATGCAGAAACCATATGGATGGTTGAGCTAGGCACTGTGTCTTACATTAGGGTTCCTGATTCAAAAACTGATAACAAATCAATAGATATGGTAGAATTTGCCGAAATAAAATTAAGTGCGAAATCATTATGAGATCTACAGTTTATTTTATACGTGCAGGGATGGTCTATAAAATAGAACCAGTGTATAGACTTGAAGCAATAGCCTACTTTGGTGCAATGCGCGCCGCTAGTCAAGTTATAGTTCATAATGACGGCGGTATTAGGTACATGAAAAATAGAGAAAATGGAGGACATGCAGCACTGATAGACATGGTAGAATTTGCCCAAATAAAATTAAGTGCTATAAATTATACCGGACAATTCGAAAACTAAAACAATATGGGGTAACTATGAGTAGAATAATAGAAGAAAGTCACTTTAAACAAGACCTAACAAAACTGTTAAACAAGTACAATAGAGAAAATCAATCTGATACTCCGGATTTTATTTTAGCTAGATTTATTTTAGATAGTGTAAAAGCTTTTGATGCTGCCGCCAGGGTTCGTGACGTTTGGTACGAACACCATTGCGCTCCTGCAATGCGAGCTAGAATAGAAGCAAAAGGGAAAGACGACTTACCTTCCCAAATTAAATAATATTTTATCCACACATTGGTCGTCAACTGGGAGAGAACGATATACAACATCGTTCTCTTCAAACACTTTTATAATTTCATTATCTATTGCTAGCGACTGTTCATAATCTTGAGCTCGTCCTTCATTAACAAAGCTATTCCCTCGCTCTAACATAACATTAATGTTGCTGTACATTCCATAACACTCTAATGCTAGCTTGTCTATTAAGTCACTGTACATAGGCCCTTCATACACATGGCGATACACGATGCTGAGCAAGACAGGGCTGTCTGTTATTATATAATCTACTTTGTCTGCTAGTCTAACTAGCTTACGGTTTTGGTGAGCCAACATAAATAATTGATCCCGAAGCATTGGGGTATTGCCTTCCCACACGACATCTTTAGCAAATTCATTTACTAACTCCACACTGTATCCTGCTGCTTTCATTTTATAAAACAAACCAGCGCCCTGTGTGCTTTTGCCACTTGAAGGGCCACCATATAAATTAATCACTGTAGTCATTTTGTTCCAATTTGCATGTAGCGGTTATAAGATGGGGTAATGAGCTCACCAGCATAAAGTGTATTACTTAGTGGGTATTGCTCCTGCATTTCTTTAACACTTGATACACAATTAATGTGTTCGTGCCATTCCTTAAAGTTATTAGTTTGCATAACTATTAACTGTGTAGGTGCTGCACTGTGGAACCAATCGTCCCCCATGTGCTCGCAACTAGTATTAATTACCATATCGGGCTGCACCTCTATGAGCTCACCTCCTATTTGGATTTGCATGGTACTGGTATCTAGCATATTTACATCTTCAACTACTCCCTTAAACTTCCAAGAGTTTTGAACATGGTGTTGATTCAGTTTTTCTGCAAAGGCTATAGCAACAGGGTCGGAATCAAATCCGTATATTCTCTGTGTGTCTAGTACCTCAACTAAGGAATCAACTGATGCCCCGATCCAACAGCCCAAAATGGCAATATTCTCGAAACTGTGATTATCTAAATTTTGTAATTCTTCTATTAGCCATTTTTTACTAGCTATTTGTCCTTTGGAAAACGCATCCTTAGGATAATTTCCCTGTACTGCTCTTTCTAAGAAACTAGGAGAGTATGTTAACGTACCATTGTCGTTGTATTTGCTAACTAAATCCCAGTCGTTTAAATTAAGAAGAGTTGGTCCTTGCATTATGCTATTATCCATTCCATACACACCAAACATCTTCTTTGAAGGGTAATCATTAAATTAACTTTCTTATTATAGCAAGATCTTTGCATATTTTAAGATCACTTTCGTACCGGTGTGTAAAATAAAACGAAGGATCTAATCCTTGAGGAAGATCTTTTGCTAACTCTTTTGGTGCAAAACTAAGTAATAATTTTACTTGCTGATCTGTTAATGTTATATTTGACATTCTGCGAACCTTTTCTCTAGCCAACTGTAGTTATTAATATTATTTAACTGTTCTGTATTATTTATGTGTTGAATTCCGAACGCTTTTCCATGTTCTGCACCCAATTTTGCAAAGGAAGAAAAATCAGCATCTAAGATTGGGGTTAGCCAAGCAGCTAGACGTGATGGTGCATCTGGGTCTTGCGATATTGACAATTTAACACTTTCCCTAAATGCTGATCTCCAAGTATCAAACGCTGTAGTATTAAATGCAGTAGTGCAACTTATTTCGGGCATTACTTTAATCCGATTACTGAGTCCAGTTGTAAAATCTAATCCCCAACTTGTTGCATCCCTGACCATGTGTGTTGGTAATAGTTTAATTCCCCCGTAACCGTATACTAAATTATTAACTGGGTTCTTACTTGACCATACATGCACTACGTCTTTATCATACACGTCAGGCAAGTAATTAAAATTAAAATCATCTTCAATAATAGCATCGCCGTCTATTACCCAAAACATGTCTGAATTTGCCATACGAGCTGCAACCTGGTGTGCCTCAAATATACCATCTACACCATTAACCATTCGTACATTGCCAAAACGTTCTCTTAATGCTGCATGCTTGCGGTAAGCTGCTGTGTCATTGTATGCAATAAAAAGTATATCTAGTGGCTTTATTGAGCTGCCGTTGTCCTTGATATACTTTAAATTTTTTAATTTATTTAGCTCAATTGATGAGGCTGTAATACTACTGTAATCTTCCGATGTTGGCCATAATCTTAATCCACCATAAGAATGAACTTTACCTGTATTTGGGTTAAGTTTTTGCCAACAATGTACTTTTTTTAAGTCTGCAATTTCTGGTATATAGCCTTTTTCCAGTATGGCCTGATTAACTTTAATATCAGAATCAATGGTCCAAACAAAGGGTGTTACTGCGGCCTTCATTGTGTTTACAAAATCATCCTTTTCTACTCGTGCCAAGTTAATCACTGGCCATACTGGTTTAGTGCTCGCAACATTGTTGATATATTTTAACTTATTAAAACTATTATTTAAAATCTCTACATCAGTATATTTGTGTTTTAAGAATAAAGATTTAGGTACAAGCCTAACACCTTTTCTTTCTCCCATATCGTCACTAAAAATATGAATGTTATTAATGTCCCAATTAGTAGGGTAATAGCCAAAATCAAATTCTGGACTGATTTGCGTAAGCACGTCTACTACCCAGTACATGTCTTCCTCTGTTCTGTTGCTCAGACGCTCGTAGGCTTGCTGTAACGGGTTATCGTAATCAGATGGTACTAGGTAATATATTGGGTATTCATTTTGTGTACAAGCAGGCTGTCGCATATATTTTGGTCGGCCCGTGTTTGATTGCACTTTAGGGCATAAACTTACACCTGAATAATCATATTGGCGATTCGTAATTGGATTCAACTTTTGCCATATGTGCGTTTTGCCATCATCCCATACGTTTGGTACAAAGTTAAAATTAAATGTCTCTAAGCATGTAACACTATCACTTACTACCCAAAACCAATCTTTTGTAGTAGCAAGCCGTCCAATAGCTTCATTATTGTAAACCTCAAACACTGGTGATGAGAACAGGGAATCATCATGTATTTTTATTTCTGCAGATTCCCAGTTTTTAGGTACCCAACGAACTCCGCCCATTTTAAATGGATACTTGTGTATTAATTGATTTGGGATATGAAATGAATGAATAAAATCTCTTTCAAAATTACTAGGTACCCAATCAATAGCATCGTTAATTTGATATTCTTTATCTATTAACCAACATTCTTCAGTTACATCAGAGTAATCATCTACGTCGTCTACAAATAAGATTGGATACTGTTTACTGCTGATATTTAATTTGTCTTTATATTTTATAGATGTGTTTTCATTATAATTTTTTGGTACAAGCCATACACCTCCTTCTTGTTCAGGATATATGTGTTGCAATTGATCTATTATTTTAAAATTAAGCAAGTAATGCTGCTCGTCGCGAGTAGGCACATAATTAAGAACATTGTTAATGGCGTATTTGTCGTCAATCACCCAACACATTTTTGATCTACTTTTCTTAGCGCACTTGCTTAAATTAGCAGTCGGGTCGCTAGTATAAAAAATATCATATTTAACTGGAATTACATGTTCTTGATACTTATGTTTGGTCATATCAAAGTTCTTATGCATTAACCGAATACCACCACACCTGTTATCCCACGCGTCAGTAATGGTTGCAGGATAGCGAGCGTCTAAGTGGCCGGGAACCTTAAATACATGTATGTACTCTCTTTCATGAAAGGAAGGAACATATAGTAGCTTACCGTTAAATTGAAAGTCACGATCTACAATCCAAAACCATTCTGTTTTACTTCGACTTGCATAGCCAGTATATGCTTCTGCTGTAAACTCATCGTCATCTACATAAAATACATCATAATTTTCGTCGTCTATTGGACACGATATGTGTATTTTTGTTTCTGCTATGTCCCATCTACGTGGCACTAATCTGATTCCACCCATCGCTTGAGGATATTTTTCTTGTAATTGGTGTGGCATTTTAAATGAATGAATCATTTGGTCCTCAAATGGATTAGGAGCCCAGTCAACAGTCTTATTATCAATTTTGTAATCTGCATCAATTAACCACACGTAATCATGTTGGCCCCATTCGCATTGGGCATAATCAGTAACATTCCGAGAGAACACGATAGGATAATGTACACTTGCGTCGATAAACCCATGAAATTTAGTAGAGGATGTTTTCCATGATCGTGGAAAAAGCTTTATGCCTCCTTCATCGTCCGGATACTTGTATTCGAGCTGACTACGCAAGTGGAAACTGTGTATATAATTAGGCTCAAACTCGCTTGGGGCCCAATTGATATTGTCGTTTATCTTATAGTCTGGATCAACACACCATACATGAGATGCATGTAAATTATTTTGAAAATAATTGCCTGGGTTTTGCTCATAAAGTATACCAAATGTTTGCTTACATACTACCTTATTAACTTCCTTTACACCGATAACTTTAGTCTTAGGGAAAAGTCGAACACCTCCATATGTTTGGCTGTTTTGTTTCCAAACATGCTCATAATTCTTGTCGTAATTTGGTGGCGTGTAGTCAAATACTGAATAATCAAGTATTTCTATATCAGCATCAATAAACCAATACATTTTTGTATTAGCCTTAATTTCTGTTTTATTAGAAATGCAAATTGCTGATGGCATAGCATCTTGCATTGCGTTATTGGTTCCCACGTAATATATATCAAACATTATTTACACGTAACCACTGAAACTTGGTACTTTTCTGCAAAATCATAAGCATCTTGTTCATCATTTACTATTGGTTGTCCTTTAATGTTTAAGCTAGTATTAAGCAACATAGGACACCCAGTTATTCTATTCCATTCTGAAAGTAATTTATGTAGTTCAGGATGGGCCTCTTTGGTAACCACTTGTACACGACTTGTTCCGTCTGCGTGGACTATGGCCGGATACTTCTCTGGGTTTCTGCATTTTACTGCTTGTTGCATATATAAAAATTCGTTTGGGTTAGCAGTCAAAGGTACTTCAAACTCATGGGATAAGTGACTGTCTAATATCATAGGAGCAAATGGTCTAAATTCTTGCCGCTTCTTAATCTTATTTACTCTATCTTTAATAGTTGGATCTCTAGGGTCAGCAAGCAAACTGCGGTTGCCTAATGCACGAGGACCAAATTCTGCCTTGCCATTTGCTACTCCGCATATGCCACTTTCACACAGTGCAGTGATCACTTTATCAACAGGATATTTTCCAACAATGCCATGTCCCAAATAAGGAGACCATCCAGACAAAAATTTATTAGTTCGTTTAAAGTATGACAATGCAGCGGCTCCCAATGAGCTACCAGCATCTCCTGGATTAGGCATAATTTGCACAGAATCAAATAGTTCAGACAGTCGCGTATTAGCAACACAATTCAATGCACACCCACCCATATAAATTAAGTTATTGCTTACGTTGCTTGCTTCTTTAGCATAGCGCATCATGCGACTTTCAAATTCAATTTGAGTAGCTAGTGCAATGTCAAATTGATCTGCTTCTTCTAACACACTGTCATAAGGTAATCCTCGATGTAAATTTACACGAGCCTTCATAGGATTGTTGTTGTCGTCTACAAAGTATGTTTTACCTAAATGCTGTGCCAGCGCAAATGCTCGTTCTTTATTGCCATAAGCAGCCATGCCCATTAGTATATACTCGTCTTCCATTGGCTTAAGCCCCAAATACTGAGTCATTGCAGTGTAAAACAATCCCAAACTGTTTGGGTACTTGATTGAGCTTTCTTTAATAAGTTTAAAGTTATGGTCTGTACTCCATATAGACGCAGTGTCTAATTCACCGATCGCATCAATTACCATTATTGCTATTGGAGCAGGACCGTATACGCTCCCTATACCAAAGCGCATTCTACCAGCAGTCTTAACAAACGTATTTAATCCCATTGCGTATAATCCGGCAGCAGCATGACTTTCATGATGTCCGTAATATTGAATCGGCACTCCGTTAAGTTCGGGATAAAAATTAAGCCATTTGCTTGGCATGGGTCCAAGTAATGCCTCTCGAAACTGCCCAGACCGTAGCTGACTTAGTTTTTTGAGGTAGGGGTTTTCGTTAACCGCAATAACAATTGGATTACCGTAAGTTAATGCTTTGGCAATTAGATCGTCATGTAACCACGGATCATTCTTTATTTTACTATATCTTTCTGCTTGTGATGCGAATAGTATTTCACCAGTGTCATAGTTAACCACAGAGACAGCAGCATCGTGGAAGCCAAAACTGACACCTAAAATTGTTCTAATCATTACCTTGCCTATTTATAAATGAATGGGTCTCGCTTACGCATCTCAGCAATTTTCTTTTCAAGTTTTTTCTTTTCTTCAAGCTGCTTTTCTTTTTTATCAGCATCTAACTTAATATCATTATCTTCATCTTCATTATTTAAATCTTTCATAGTCTATTCCTGGTTATCGTAATACGCGGCCAAGCATGTAGTAATTCCTTGCTTAACTGCTGCATACACGTCACAGTATACCGATATCGCGTCTTCAAGTTCACGATACTCCTTACTATTAAAACAATAATGTCCTGCAATTCGTATCTTAACATCATCATTTCCAGTAAGGTGCCATTTAGTCCACTTGTTGCTAGATAGCACAAGTTGCTTAAATGCAGTAGTATCTATTTTATATTGTTTTGCTAATTTTAATATTATATTTGTTTGTATTACACCAAGCTGCGGTGCAATATTACATGCATGTACACCTGCATTCTTGCGTAATTTTATCTGATCGACAGTTAAGTAATCAGCATTATGTTCTTTTAATTTAACACCTGATGCATTTGCTTCTTGTACTAGCCTATTTACCCACGGTACATCAAAACTACCAATTTGTCGATCTTCCATAGTAAGGCTTCCGGTTTGTGCTACTACATATACCATATTTGGTACTTGTGACGCAAAGGCAATGTCATCTTTAAACTTTTGTGTCGCTGCTGCAACACCAACATTTTCTTCAGTTCCAAATTCAAACTTTATATTAGGGTTAAGTCTAATACTAAAATTAAACAGTTCCTCAGCTACCGCATATTGATTATCACATCGGCTAGTGTCAATATGAATTAAATCAAAGCCATTTTCAATGTCATGCTCTATAGTTTTCTTTGTTGACAGAATTGCCTCACGTAACGAAATATTCTTTTCAGTGTCTAGAAAATATGGACCACAATGATCCCTACACACCATAACGTGTGTTTTATCAAATGTTGCAAATTTTTGCTGTAGTTCAGAAGTAGACATAACATAGCCACTATTATAATCAATTTGGTTTCTGCTTGCGATAAGCATTACGTCTTTCTGCGCCGTTGATGCATAGTCAAAGCTGGATTGAATGATCATGTCGCTCATTGGGCCTATTCCTAATTTAAATCTACTCATTTATTACCTTATTGATTATGTCGGAGGTTATTGTTATATTAGTGTAAACCTTAAATTGTTCTAAAAATTGGTGTTTATAAAACTCATATCCAGATACATAATTTATTGACTTGCATTGAGCAGCTAAATTGCCAGGTTTGATTGCTAAGTCAATTACTGCTACTATATATTTATTTAAAAACGCTATTGGACTTTGCGAATCTGGTGTACCGTAAGGAGTACAGTTAATCAATATCTCAGCGTCAGCGTGGCGCTCATTCCAGTTCAAATTCTTAGAGTAAAATGTTATATTTGTGAAACCAATCCGCCTCAAATATGTTTCAAACATTTGACCCATTGCTCCTTGTCCTAAAATAATAATACGCGATTCGAGACCGTATAACGACAATACATGCTGCGAAGCATTAATTACACCTGACAAATCACAATTATAACCGTATAGTTTGCTATCGCGTACTAACACTGTATTGCATGAATTATAATCAACAACTGACTGGTCTGCTATATCTAATAACGGTATTATGTCTTTTTTGAATGGCATGCTAACACTAAATCCTGCAATTACCGAAAGATCCAGGCTGTCTATACTATCTTTTATTGATGCAGTCTTCATTGGAGTATACGACGCATTAATGCCGTAGTAGTCAAATAGCTTAGTATAGATAGTCTTTCCAGTAATGCCAGGAAATTCACTAAAACTTAAAAATTGCATTATTCTTCTAAACTAGCAAATAACATGATTCCAAGGTACCACAAAAATGTATCAAACGGTGCAGTATGCAATGGAGACATGTTCCAAAAAATTATAGGAACTAATAATTTTATTTTTCGTAAGTCTAAATTATTAGCATCTGCAAACACTGCTAGTTGGCTATTAAATATTTCAATATTTTCAATCGTCGGTATGTTTAGCGACACAGCATCGTGCTTTTCGTCTATGCTAACTGAGAAGTTGTTTTTCTTAATTTCCGAATATTGTATTATTAATCCACCCAAAAGTTTAGCTAAGTCGTAATATAAGTCCCCGGTTTCATTTAAGTCAGCAAAATTATGTCGCCAATCAATAAGCGTAAAATTGCCATTATCATCTACAATTATATTATCAAACTGCAAGTCGCCATGTATAGCAGTAGAAACAAAGTTGTTAGCCAAGTAGTCCCAATCGATATTAGCTAAGTAATCATCGTAACTTTTTACAGCAATACCATTAATAGTTTTAGGTTGGAATATATCCGGATATTTCAACAGAAATAAGTCAATTCTTTTTAGGCTTTTAGTTTTATAAAACTCTAAACACGAATTAGTAATATCGTGATTGTTATTACTCCAAAAGTTTTCATTTAACCAATTTAACAATTCAGGAAAGTAATCATGCGAGTTTGCTTCATAGAGCGTTGTTCCTTTACTAAAATCGTATGCCAAAAAGCTGCCTGAATATCTAACATTATTAGGAAATACAGCAGGGTTAGAAACTGCTTTTTTATATTTTAATTCAGCAATAGCATCATCCTTCCACCATTTTATTACTGTGGTGTCACCTACGTAAGTAATTTCTTCCGGCTTTGTAAAGTCATAAAGCTCGGTTGGCAGGGCATTGCTATATTTTACTTCAGTTCCTAAATCGACCCAGCTAGCCAATTCTGTAGTTTTTGATCCAATTGGTATAATTGATATAAATTCAGTTGCAGATGAATTACGCATTGATTCAAATAATTTACTATAATCATGTATATACATTAATCCAGTGAACGCTCGATAATCGGTACTCACGTTAAGTTTAAATTTGACATCAGCAATTTGTTTATTAATATCTAAAGAAAACATAGTGTAGTCTTCAGGAGTACTAGAGGTGCAACTTTCTATGTAAAAACAATTTCGCTCTTCACGCTGCTTTATTATGTCTTCATCAAAATACGTATCACACGATACATACCAAAATGGACCATGCACATATGGCTCGCACATTAACAGTGTTTTCATAGTACCGCTTGCCAATGATGTCCAATCGTCAACACGAACAAATTCTACATCGAGGTCAATGTGAGCTACATCAAAGTAACTAATTACTTGTTCAGCTAGATAACCAACAGGAATAATAAACTTAGTATCTTTAGGAAAACCTGCAATAATATGAGATATAATAGGTTTGTTTTTATAAGGAATTAACGCTTTGTTCAGGCATAATCCAATACTGCCCATTCGGCTTCCGGAGCCCACTGTTGGTATTATGACAGTGTTTTTCACGCATGCATTCCTGTGTTACGCATTGCTGCTTGTTCTAGGTCGTCTTTTAATAAAAAATACTTGTTTTTAAACTCGAGGTTGTCCCTGCACATGCGGTCAAATGTCGCTGCTGAATGGTAAAAAAAGTGTTCAACCACCAAACACGCAATAAAGTCTAGGCTGCTTGACGAACATACTGAACGATACACAGTTTCGGTACCGTCCAACGGTACTTTTGTTCTAATGTGCCGATTATAAAGGTATTTATCAAATTCTATCATGAAATCTGTACCATGCAGTCTGCACTCGCGGAGCTTATCTAACTCAGCAAAGCCAATAGCAATATTGGAATTCTTAGAATTAGACATATGCTTACCGCCGGATGAACCCCACACATAAAATTTTGCCGGGTCTTTTTCATAATATGCAATATCTGATGCAAGGGTTATTCCCAAAGGACTAACCATGTCAGTGCGTACCTTTAATACAATGTCATACACAAATCTGTGTTCTTTTTCGTACTCTTCTTTTAGTTTATTACTTTGCGCCCAAGAGTACCATAATGGCTGGGCAGCAATAATATGTCTTTTACATGCACTTTCAAGGTTATCAACACGGATTTTTTTAAATGGTTTATATTGTTGTAGCATTCCTTTAATTAAATCACTACTGTCTACTGGCGGATGTAGATTATAATTGCTGTTAAGCAATATTGCCCGCGATGGTCCCGAGCTACTATGAATTCCTGTGTGTCCCGGGTGCCACGGCTTATCCTGGCTAACGTCCCACGTATGCATAAAAAAATCTATTGACGGCATCACATTGCCAATCCATTGTTTGATATTTGCGGCGGCTGGTGATGCCTCTCTGATCATTCCACTAAAGCATAGTGCAATTCTCATAAGTGTTCCTTATCAATTTTGCCGTGCATTCTGTTAGTATCGTCTTGAAGTCTAATCACATCATTTAACTCAGTTGTGCTTGTTTCAAAAAATACTAAATCTGTGGTAGCAATAACCCGATGAACAAATCCTGGTAGAATAGTAATTGCCGTCCCTTCAACCATTGGTATCATTTCCATAGTACTAATATAAGCTGCTATATCCTCAGGCGTCATTCCGGTTTCTAAAAATGCGTCAATATCAAATAGTTCTTTGCTTTTGAGCAATATACCTGTTCCACTTTTAACAACGCTAGTTTCTATTTTATAGCGATGTACTTGGAGACTAGTTTGATTGTTGGCCTTAAAGAATATTTCCTTAAATGCATACGGAGTATTTTTGCCATCTTCTAACCAAATTTCGTATCCCCAGGGCTTATCTACTTTTTTTGCTATGTGTGCCACACGCTATTCCTTTATCCAGTTATTATCAATTAATTTTTGGTACACACTATTAAATGCTGACTTATGCCCACCTGCGCCCGTGTGCATCGTAAGTAGATCATCTGGAAATTCCAAACTTAACTTACCCCAATCAACATTAACAATGTTAATATCATCCATATATTTAGCATATTCATTTGGCTCGTGTGAGATTATCAGGTGATTAACATTGGCGCGCTTTAATAATTCATGCGCCATAGTTAATACGCCAATACTGTTAATCCGATTAAGATCATGATGATGTACTAACAATGCATAATCGTACAATGCCTTCATTCGTGCTTTTGGCTCATCTTTAAATCTTTTGTAATAGCCATCTGGGGTATTCTGTGTTTCCCAGTAGTCTACTATACCTAGTAAATTTTCAGTAAACAACGCCTGTGTGCTATTTGGCATTGGAGATGGCAGTGTTTGTACATAACTCCCATCGTACGGTGCGTACTTATCATACATTACGGTCTCGTTTGTAACCTCTTTCAATAGGACGTCATGGTCATGCTTAAACCATTCAATTCTGTCATAGCTTGTGTTTCCAATTATAACAAGGTCTGTTGTATCAGTCAAGTTATCAACGACATGCTTTGCTTGCAAATAAATACTCATGTTCGTACTAGACCCTTTTGCTAGATTTAAAATTGGCTGGTTTAACTTAGCCGATAATAATTGACCAAATGGTTCTGTTTTCAGATCTCGACATCCGATGCCTACTGCAAAACTATCGCCGCATACTACTATAGATTTAGTCAATTAACTTATTCTCCTTCATGTATTTGATTAATTCTTTAGCCCATGCTTCGTGGCCTTCAGGACTAGGATGTAACCCAATAAACGGATCTTTAATATTATTTTCTGGCAATGTAAGAAATGTTTTAAATGTGTTATTGATTTCATTTTTTTTATAAAAACGAATTGGATCAACCGTATCCCATATTGCTTTTATATTGGATGCTACACTAGCCCGTTTATTTAATTCACTGTTGGTCAAAGAATATCCGCCTACATTTAATGTTTCTAATTCAGCACCAATATCAAGATCTTTCCATTCATTAACATGTTGGGTAGGATCTTGATAAAAACTATTCCAGCATAACCAATTAATATTATGTGCCTTGCAGAAATTTTGAAACTGAATCACATTTTTTACATGTCTTACTAAATATTCCTCTCTATGATACATGTACAATACGTACAGTTTCCAAAATTCTTTTTGCTGAACAGTATCAAAGTTTGCAACATGAGGCCATAACCGAAATGGACAAGAGATATTATCATCTTTATACCAAAAACTATTTCGTTCAGGACTTGTCCATCCTACCATAACAATTAAATTATCAGTTGGTTTATTATTTTGAATATACTCACCACAAATATAAGACATTATACGTGTTAATATAGTATTATTGTCGTCAGCTGGCCAAGATAAATTAACTACCTCCGCATCTAGGAGCTTTCCTAAATGTGAAGGGAATATTCTAGGAATACGATAACTGTCATTACTTTCAAGAAAGTCATATTCACCAACATACTTGTCTGGTGGATGCTGGGACACTATCTCGGGTGATGCTATTTCAGAACCAAATACCCAACTGTCCCCGTCGCATATTATTTGTAATTTATTGCTGCATGTAGTCAGAATCGTATCCTTGGGTATACCAGTCCTTGTGGACGTTGTGAATTTTATCAAAATCACCTAATGAATAGGGAGAATCAATAGTTGGATCGCGGCAAATTGCGTATGCAGTTAAGACAGACATAACCACAGGTAATATACCTAGGTTTGTCATGTGCTTGTAGAGCAAGCAACCAGGCCCATAATATTGTGTATAGTCGTAATTATCGAAGTTATCGACTATATTTGTAACACGATGCAGTATCTTATATGTCGAATACAAGTCACCAACTAAATCCATAGTTGCGCTGTCACCGTAAAACATAACATCATCAAAATTGTTATAATTAAATTCCCTGGGAAATTTATTAATCCCCACTGTATAACAACAGTGGGAAGTTGGTCTACTGATTACTAATGGCAGAGTCGGATCGTATATAACATCAAATCGAACCTTGAAAACTATATCGTAATAAAATTTGTGCTGTAACTCGTATTGTTTTTTTAACATCAATGATTGTTCGTGACTGTAAAACATTGGGTCCCAAGCTCGATCATTTAATGTTGGTGTTAAAAATAACGGCGAGTCAATAATAATTCCTTTTGGGTTGTACTCAGCAATTAGTGATTTTGTCAATTCTTTGTGATTATGAAATTGCTTTTTTGCTGTCCACACATCTTCTCCAAATGTTCGCCAAGTATCCATAGTCCAAGTGTGTATAAAATAATCAACGTTGATTTTACAATTACCATCAATATTAAGTGATTTCTCAAATGTATGTTTTATGTTAGTTGATGTTGATTTCCAGGTTCTTGGTTGTCCACTAAAACATACCGCAACCCTTAATTTTTTCTCTGTCCCTAGCAGGTCATTTTTATTAACTAATATTTTTTCTTTCTTGGTATTAATATTATCTGGCGTTTTTTTCTTTTTTGACAAATGCTCAATAAGTTGGCGGTTATCTTGGGTTATCATACTATAGTCTCATATGGTTTTAGTGCAATATTTGCTATTTTTAACTGTTCTACCCACGATATAGGTCGATTAATTAATGGAGCGCCATGTATTGAGTTAATTTTTATGCTACACATCTGTATGTATGCAAAAAGTGCTGATTCTACCAGCGGACTGTCTTTAGAAAATAACTGATCCCCAAATATCGGCAACCACCGGTAGAATTCACATATTCGATCATACGTAACACTGTCTGCATAAAAGAAAATATCACCAATCTGGCCGAATGGAAAGTCATCCACACTGCCGTTGTGGCAGCTATATATATTGTTATACACGGGAATCTTAAAATCAACCCAGGGTTCTTTTTGAAACAATGTAGCTATAGCGTCAATAGTAAAATATGAATCAAACCGCATACGAAAGCAAATATCATATCTAAAATCATACTTTAGTTCATGCAATTTTTTTAAATGGGCAGCATACATCGTTGAATAAAATTGGCTTGCTGACCAGCTAAACAACTCATTACCAAAATATCCAGCATTTTTGTCTTTTAATCTTTTTATTTCTAGCTTGCTATATTTACTTACTTTTTCATTTTCAAAAAGATAGTTTTTTGGTGCAAGGCTGCTAATTACATTATCTTGTTCTGTTGGTCGTATTCGCGTCGAAACCTGACTAACAGTACCATCTGCCATCATATGGTCTGTATTAAAGTCCCAGGCATGAAAGAATATATCAATTTCTGCATTAGTTTCTTTTTTTAATTCCTTAATAAAGTACACCCACGATGGGAGGCATGCTTCCCATGTGCGCAACTGTCCACTAAAACATAGTGCTATTTTCATAATTTTCCCTTTAATGTATTAGTGTTTCTCTCAATGTTTATTCCGATTGCTCTAGGTGCCGGAACACTGTCCGTGTAATCATTAATTAAAATCCTCTTTGCATTCATTAGTCCAGATATTAGTTCAAAATTAAGAAATCCTAATTTATGCAACATTTCTTTTGTTCTGTTATCTGCAGATTTTGGCCGTGCAGTAGTGAATATTATACGCGCACCATTTAATAGTGCTTCCTGCAATGCACTAATATTTTCAGATAAAGGGATAGGGTCAACGTGATATTGGTCCTTGGGTTGTGCTACAACAATAGTACCATCTATGTCGCAAAAAATCGTAGACTTATCATTATTTGTTATCCACTCAGACAAACTGCGGTAATCATGTGTTATGGCACACTGTAAATTTTTAACTGTAGTTGAGTTGTCTAACATTGCATTTACTGATGTATATCGATGCAAGCCAATTTCGTTATTATTAACATCAACACATCGGAAATTACTGTCTTCATTTGGAATCATTGAGCATGTAGTCACATGTTTAATAATTATTGCTTCATGGTCACCTGTTATGATTTGAGGAAGGCAGTATTTTGCAGTTTCCACCCAATCATTATGTGTGTCATTTATTACTAAAACATTAAGATTAATTGCAGCATATGTTTTACGCAAATAGTTCGCTATGCTGTGTAGTTTTTCATTATAACTTGATAACACTACTGTAATCCTGTATCGTAGGTTTACTGTAGTAGCGTTAAGTACATGCTCAATCTGCATAATACCGTTATAATCACTTAATGTGTAATTAGGTCTAACAATATTATATTGTTCAAAATTAGTTGCCACTATTATAATATTGGTTGGAAAAACTTCTGAAGTTTTTGAAGCTGGCGTTAACATCTTTTTTGATTCATCCGGACTATATAATTGATTACTGATATTAAAGCATTCAGTAAAATTTGACAATGGCGACAGTCGCAAGGTCTCGTATCTATATACTGTGTGCGGATAATTACCCCATGTTGTTGATTTGTTTACTAACTGATTATTCAACAAATACTTAATAGGGGCATGAGGACTATCTAAGTGCTGGTACATTATTTTAAGCTTTTTTGCTGTAGCGTGGGTTGTGACCCAAAATACGTCATCGAGACGAGTAGATGAATAAATGTCACTTAAAATCACAGTTTCATAGTTAGACAGTATGCTCTTAATATCAGCATCAACAGTTCTGCAGTCAGGAAAGATTACGTCTGGTCTAATCTTTAATACAACATCATAATGTATGTTATTTTCTGTTGCATAGTTATCCATTATTTCAAAACTTTTGGAAGTAGTATACCAGATTGGGCCAACACTTAATGACGGTTGAACATAGTCTTCTAACACATCTGAGTTTTCAACTAAGAAAGCTTTCGGTGAATATAACTCAATAAATCTATTTATTTTTTCTTGATAATCAACATTACGCAAAACATCTATGTCTGGATTTGCATTATGAAACACCTTATTCAAAAAATTACCATTGACTCTCTTAGATGTCTCGTTGTCCCATGTATGTATAAAAAAATCACACTGATCTGCATGTTTTCCTAAAAAACGAATTATATTATCGTAAGCATACTCACCTGTGCGTATTTGTCCGGCCATACACACTGCAATCTTTATATCCTTTGGTATATCGTTAATCATGTTATTTCTGTTAGAGATATGTTGTTTTGGTGTAGTTTTTTGCAATCGTAATAAAAATCAGACAATTCCGGAAAGGTTTCTAAGAAATTTGTTCCTCGTCTAGCATCGTGTTCATTAACAAATAAATAAAATTGTTTCATTGAGGTCTCGACAGATACGCCTTCATTTTCATTGGGCGGCTGTCTTACATATTCAATAAAGCGCCTCATTTTTTCTACTTCGTATACATGAAACATTTGATACGGTGCAAAAAAGCCCGGCCACGGTTCGTCTTCAATATTGCCTAGCATATGTTCCTCCATAAATGCTAATGCAGGTAGCAACATGTCAGCATAAGTGCCAGGAAGTATTGCTGCGCACTGATGAACTGGCCACCTAAGAATACTCATATCTATTGTGAGCGGGACATCGCGGTCAGCTGAACGGTGTTTTAATTTTAAATTATAAACATCCTTAAGTAACCTTTCCATTGATGTCATTGAAAATATATTAGTTGTACACATAATTGTTGCCTTTACGTCAGGCAATTCTGTTAAAACACGATCAAGTGTATGTATCCAGGTTACATAATCTAATCCGTTGCGGCCGTACTCTGCTTGTTTGCCGTGTCCATCAATACTAGTATATAATACATGCCTGCGTATTTTCTTTTCACTTGTTAATTTTAACATTTTTTCTATATATGAATCAATTAATTTTTTAGGAATGCACAGATTCGTATTGATACTAAATTCCATATCAGGGCATGGGTTTTCATACATAAAGTCCATTACTTTAAATGTATTTTTGTCCAACAAAGGCTCACCGCCAGTAACACGAAAAACTTTTAAATCTTTAGAAAGATCTGGCCACCAGTTCCAAAATGCTTCTACATAAGGATTATGTTCAGTATGATGAATTGGCATTGATTTAGATTCTTTGAACCATTCCAACCCGTTATACATGTGCCCATCTAAGTCATATGCACCGTGAGATTGGATTTCGCTAACCCACTTAGACGAATGTACGGGAGAACAATAAGAACATTTAAAGTTACATACGTTTGAGAATGACACTTCAACATAAGTTGGGTTAATAGGCTTATTATTTTTAACCGCATCTAACACGCTTGCTATCCGCTGTGGGCCGGCCCAGGCTGTGTCAGCTGATTTCATCGTTCGATCAGATAAATGATCTCCAGGCAAGTCCTCTACATTCCAACAGTATTGGCATTCTGACGGGCGTTTGCCATCAATCATTTCTGCTTGTATAGACTTTTTAAATGTTGTATTGTGTAACGCAGACGGATCAAGCGCAATTTCCTCCAATGGAATGTGATGCGTTGACGGATGGTGGCAGCTATGTGTCCGACCATTTTGTAAGTGTAACGTTACCTGCAACCATTTAGCCAAGCAAAATGTCGGACTAACATCATTTAGCGTTGATGAGATTACTTTGTATCGTTCTAATTCATTCATATTTTACCTCGGAGAATCTTTTCGTGTATTGCCGTAATGCACAACTCGCACATTAGGTAATTTTGGTGTTTTGCGCCAAGGATCAACAACAATGCTACCATCTGCCATGTCTAACATTGTACCATTTGCAGTAGCAACAGTTAATGCTTCATCTACTGACGATACAGAATGATTAGCATACCATTGATCAACATGATTTAACTGCTCACCATAAGTAATTTCAGGACAGTGCGCTAAAAGATATACTGCTCTCCCTAAATTCTCAGGAACAACATCACCTGTTAATTCATCCAAGTAATGTAAGTTAAAAACCGGTTGGTGCGTTTTGGCATCAGTTTCTTTTGGTTCCTGTTGTATGAAAGATCCAACCAACATGCTGCTAGACCCACCATCATATGCCACGTGCGGCTTGTATGCCTTTCCAACAATAACAATATCTCTTATGTCACTCTCTTGTGCTAAGTCCATTAGCTTTGATGCCATATTTTTGGCCTGCACTTCTCGACTAAGCATCACTGCATCGAACAAGTCATATCCTAAATCTAATTTATCAGCCATCCACCGTAACGCAATGTTATCTCTAGGATGGCAATGACCGCCATCACCCATTCCGGGCTTCATGTATGCAGGACCCATAATTCGACGATCTGATTTTGCTAAGGCATCACAAACCCACTCAGCATTAATATTGCCTTGCTTTTCTGCTACATCTTGTATCATATTAACTAATGATACTTTTGCACTAATAAACGTGTTATAAAATACTTTAAGACACTCGCATTCGTCCCATGTACCAACATGATACGGCGGTTCATTTTCCATTATAGTTTTATAAAAATCTACAAGCTGTTTAGCATCTCCAGTTTCGCTGCCATCTTCAGTACCGATCATGATCATCTCTGGATTGACCATATCCCATTTAACAGTACCCATTGCAATTAAATATGGATTGTAAATAAAACGTGCGTTTGGAATCAATGGTTCTAATTCTCTACGAGTGGTACCTGGAAGCACAGTACTGATTAATACGATTAGTTGATTTTTTGTTGCTACTTCATTTACTTCACGTAGTACTTGCTTAACCGTGTCATAATTAAAGTCTTTGTTGGGCAAATGACTGGTTGGTGCCTTACCATCATATAGCGGATCGTGCGGTGTTTCCACTGCAATAAAAACAATATCTCTACCTTGGACAGCTTCAATCATAGTGTTAACCATTTTGAAGTTTTCAGGGGTTCGTGTATTAATATCGTATCCGACTACATCATGAATCTCAGCTACCATCTCGGCGCAAGCTTGTCCTAGCTTACCTACACCGATAAAACCTACCTTAGATTTATTTCCGCTCGAGGCCATTTTTGTTTCCTTATTAGTTAATACTACTTATCTTAACTATTTTGGAAACTAATAAGTTCTTGGTTACTTCTTTGTATACTCTTTCCACTCATAGTGATCTAAAACCAATACACTATTACAGTTTGGTGAGTTGCAAGTCATTTGCCACTTGCCATCTTTATTAAGTTCTGCATCCGAATAATCATGTATATTATAATAAGAACAAAACTTTTCTGACGGTCTTGAGAATATAAAACCACCAAACATTAACAAAAATAACGATGCGCCATACACTAACCATTCCATAATACTGCCCTACTTGTAATCATTGTGGTCTGGATTCAGATCGAATAATTCGAGTTCAGCAGTCCAGTAGCCTTGTTTTTTCATTTCATCAATAATGAGAGTCTGAGGTTGCATATTCCTTTGCTTGCATGTCCATTTTTCTAATCCCCATTTATTATCTGCTTCTATATATTTGTACAACTTACCAATTTCCGAAGTTGGTAATGCTTCAGCATCAGCACATCCCCACATAAACAAATCACTACAGTTAACATAGAGTATTGTACTGGGCTCTTTATGATCGGTATCATCCCACCCATAACCAGTATTGCAAAATATTAGTTCCTTTATTAACAGAAAAGCAAGAATCCGTTCTTCATCTGGATACTCTTCTCCATTAACTGTATAAAAATACTTACTCATTGCTACTGTCATCTGCGATGGGATTAACACTAGTAATGGAAATTGTCCATGGGGACATTAATCTATCTTCAGGATTACCAATGTACCAATTTATGACTGTGTCAAATCGAAAACTTCTCCATCCTTCCTTGTCAGTACACCATACTGACATATGGTCAGCTTCAGGGATAGTGTCAAATGCGTCTTTAACGTTACCGTTGCTGACTTCTTCGTTAAGAGTACAAGGCATAATACGTAACTCTTTTGTACCTGTCTTCATAAATTCAACTGTTACTATGCCTTCTGTTACTGCTTTATAAAATTCTTCTTTATTTTTCATTATTATTTCCTTATTTTGTAGGATCATCATAGTCATCGTCATCATCATAGTCATCGTCATCGAGATAAGATGGCAGTCCTACTTTGGAAAATAGTATTGGGTAGATTTCATCCTCAAAACAGTTATTAGAAATACCTCTATGATGTCTCGACATATAAAGTACTAATTCCTGCAATGTCATTGACTCAAGATCCATAATTTAGCTCCTATTTGTTTAACAAAGTGTAGCACATAATTGCAATTTGTCAAGGAGTAATGATTGTCTTATTTTGCCTGTGCTTCCAATAGCGCCTGTATTTGTTTTTCACGAATCATTACTCCCCAGCGGGGCGGATTAGTGTACGTAAGCTTAAAAAATTCGCTTACTTTTTTATTTGGTTGCGTTAATACCATACCAGGTATTTCTTCATTTAAAAGTTCTCCTAAATGCTGTGTTGTTAGATCAGGCTCATCTGATTGCCACTTACCGTCATGTGTTTTGACTGTCTTGCTTAAGTTATCAAAAAACTGATTAAACCATTCATAATCGCTAATCAAGTTAGTATCAAACTTATCTAGTACGGTCATTTTACAGCCAAGTCTTGCACCATACATTGCCCATATTCCATTTTGTATATCGTTTCCAATATTACACCATACCTGTAACCTATTAAAATTTTGCCACCAAATTTTATTTTTAAAGTCTGCTGGCTCAACGTGTAGGCCTTGTGCGAGACTCATCTTTACACCTTCTCTAAATCCTGATCTAAATGCTTGAAAGGGTGTTGATGTTTGGTGTATTTCAGAAAAAGTGTCATTTAATTGAATATAGTTAAGCTTCCAACAAAACTCCATGCCTTCGCCATCATCTGCTGCTTCATGAGTTTTCATATTTTTAGCATAGTTCGTGGGCCAACATTTAATTCCACCGTTACCATACACTAATCCATTAAGTAAGTTTTTTGCATTCCATGAGAATATACTTTCGTCTAACGAGTTACCATCATGATCAGTATCTGGAACATCAAGCACTTGTTCAAAAAAGTCTTCCATTACCTTATTGTCGCCATCTACAGTAATAAATCGATCTGTTTCACTTTGATTTGCGCATTCCTTATGTGCTGCGTCAAATCCTTTAATGCCATGCACCCGTTTTGCCCAAGGAACCTTATTCAACAGGTCTGCCCAATTTTCTTCAGCGTTTGGTTCATCATAACTTATATAAAATATGTCTAATTCTGTTACGTCTATTTCTGCCATGCTTTTTCTCTATTATTTTCGAATATATTTATCAACTACAGGTATGGTGTACACACTGCACTGAGTCATATCTGTTTCCATTTTTCTAGATACTTGCTTATTGCTTATTAATTCCACAAGAGGAATTGTAATAGTTTGCAATAGAAAACTTGGATTATTTATTGATGTTAAGTGGAATATTAAATCTTTTTTTCCGTTTGCTGTACAGTTAGTTTGTTCTATACTGTCATATTTTGAAATTAAACTAGTGTGCCCTGTTATTATAAAGTTATTCTGGGTGATCTCAACTTTAATATCATAAAGTTTATCGTTTTTACGTTTATAAGTAACCAAGGTTAAGTATTGATTGCTACTGGTAACGACATTTGCAGCTATTGGCCGTTGCTCAAGATGACATATTAAATCTGATTTAGGATCTAATCTTACCCTAAACAATGACCAGCTTTTATCTTTAAGTAATCTTAATTGTGACGTTGTTAAAATAGTGTGCTTGTATTTTTTAGAGAGTTTTTTATTTTCTATTTTACTAATTGACATAATGTCACCGTCGTCGTTAAACCACATATTGCATTTTGTTTCATTAATGTGCTTTTGAATACCTTCAATTCCGCCATGCTTTTCTTTTTCTTTAAGAAATAACTTTTTACGGGCTAGTGCTTTTGGTGAAATCATATTCCTTCTCCATTTGTTCTATCATTTCAGGAGTTATCCAATCTTTTTCCACATAATGGAACGGATAAATTTGTGAAAAGTTACCAATTTTAAAATCCCGACAAGTATTATAATATGTAGGTAATGTTTCTGACCACTTATCACTAATTTTACTTGACGGTATGTGTTGTACATTGCTCTTCATGTGCGCAAAGGTAGGAACATGCTTGACATTGTGTTTTGTACATAAATGTGTTATGTCTAGTAATTGCATAGCTAACGCATACGATACATCACCACTTAGCCGATCAGGTTTGCCTTTAGGCATGTATTTGTGGTACATGCGTTGCCAATGCTGGAATACGATTTCAATCATAGCAAATAATTCACTTGCTAGTTCTGATTTTTTAAAATAAAAGAATGCAGTATATACGTTTGGTAAATTATTTGCTAAAAAGTACTTCCTATAATGCCTATCAGCGCCAACGTCCTCGCCTCTATACGTTTTTACATTAGTAGTAGACCAAACATCGCGCTCTGACAGAATATCCCACCAATAGCTTACATCTGTCGGAAATATCATATCAGTGTCTAGTATGACAGTTTCGTCATACGGAGTCATGTGATAAAATTTCCATTTATTGTTAACTTTCCACTCTGCGTCCTTTGCATCATCGTTCCACGGAATATCTACAACCTTATCAAATACCTTTCTGTGTTTTGGCTTAATTAACTTCTTAGTATCAGCATCTACACATACAGTTAAGTTACTGACACCACTTTGTGTTAACTTTAAATTCAACGCAAGGGCGTATGCCTGCCTAAGATAGTCAGTTGTTGAATTATTTTGAGCTATGCAAATATACCCTCTTGACATTATCTGTGCCGCGCAAATACTATTTTAGTCACTCAATTTTCCACTAATAATTTTAGTTAAGTCTGGTTTAAAGTAGTCTGGTCCTTTTAGCACCTTACCATCTTCCCTATATATAGGCAACCCATCAGCACCCAGTTTACTCATGTTTGACCGATGCACTTCTGCGAAACATGCGTCTATGTCAATACCGTAACAAAGTGCGGCACCATATACAAAATACAATATATCAGTTAATGCGTCACCTACCTCAACAATGTCGTTTTCTGCTATTGCGTCTTTAAGTTCCTGTACTTCCTCTTCGATAAAATCAGTACGTGCTTGTACTACAGTTGCGTTAGGAAATTGCGGGGTGTCATTAATTAAACAGTTATATGTTTCGTGAAATTCTTTTACTTTGTCGAAATTACTCATTTGTTTCCTCTAATTTATAAGCTTTATAGTTTTTCCAAAATACTCTACTCCAGTTAATACCGTAGGCGACTACTAATATAACAAGTCCCCATTGCCCGTTTATTAATGCAGTAGTTAACCAAAAAGGCTCACCAATAAGCCCAATAATACCAGCATACATTCTTGTTTTTGCGTGTTGTGACGATACTAAGTATATTGAGCCAATACCAGTAAATATAATCACAGTTTGGGATAACCAATCTATTATTTCTATCATTTCTTTTTCTTCTTATCTATTACTTTTTTAACTACTTTTTTAACTACTTTCCCAGTTTTTGGCGTACTTGCCTTTGCTGTTGCAGTAGCTAAAATTGGTGATGTTTTTATTTTACGAGGTTTGGTTTTATCCTTAAGTGTAACACTTATTTCTCCAGCGTATAATCCATAATACGCCTTGTCTGTTTCTAATTGAGATCCGGTAAACCTTAAGATCTTTTCTAATTTGTTCGTTATTATATAATCTTTAAGTTGCGTCAGGCTATTCCATCGTTTTTCTAATGCTTTCTTTTGCCATGACACTATCATTTCAATTCTTCCAATTTGTATTCTTTATTTAATAAACCCTCAATAATAGGCGTCATTAATTGGGGCAATTGCAGCCTATAGGGATATTCGTCACCCTCTTCCCAAATTTGTAGTTCATCATCTACACACCCTTGGCTCATACATTTGCAAGTTCGGTGAACAAATACAACTTTCAGTTTGTTAAGGGGGTCAGCAGTATCTACAATAGTGTATTCTGTTTTATTCATAACTCTTCCAATAATTGGTCACTTATGCGATTAAACGCCCATTTATTCATTACATGCAAATCTATACCGGTCCATCGTGCCAATATAAAATCTCCAGAACTATTAGGCTTTTCTAAGTATAACACAAGACTGTTAGTATTGTCAACAGAATGAACATCGTCAGTATCAAATGTTTTATATAAGGTTGTTGGCAGTTGTGGGATTCCCTTGTCTATAAATCCTGACATCATATGTGCTGCAATTGAAAAACTGTAATCGTTACGATATAACTTACCATCCCATTGGTATAATTCTTTATAAAATTTAGTGTTGCTTCGTACATGCTGCACACAATTAAAGAATGACTCATTGTGTGCTGTTTTGCGAAAATAAACAACCGTTGCCCAATACATTGTAATTCCTATATCATGCAAGCGATCCAATCCTGTGTATTTTCGTTCATGCATTACGTCTTGCCATTTCCAATTCATCATTAGTTCATTATTATGGCCCCAGCATTGATTTAGCGTGTCACTTAGGATTAAATAATCTGCATCTATCAGAATTGTTTCATCGTATGGCGATATGTCATACGCATCACATCTGTTAAAATTATGGAAGGGTAAACTTTTAGTATGATGCACTGTATCTTTATATGTTCGTATATTTTTTGACTGAAATACACTCGTCTTGTCAGAAACCACAATATTATTAATTGCAGCTTTTATTAAGTCTTTGCCTAATGTTTGTTCGGCGTATGCTAAACTAAAGGAATCAGTTACTAAAGTAATGTTATTAATACCCATGTGTTTTTTTACGAGTAACGCGTTAACTACTGCGAGTTTAAAGTAGTCAATCTCCGTGTTGTTGTGCGCAAACATCATTACGCCTCGTGTGGGTGTTTTGCTTCCTAAAATTGCAGCAGCTTGGTCTGGCATGTTACCCGCCATCTTTGTTTAAATCTAATACCGTGTGTATTTTTCGCTGCTTGCGTAATTTTTCATATTCGGCGTGATAATCATTCACTACTTCAAAGTATCTACTTTTTACTTCATCGTAAAACTCAGGAATATCTGTAATTAGAATTGGATTTTTGTTATCATCAAGCAACACCAGCTGATTTAACTCCATACACGAATGTAAAAAGCCCAATAGTTCGCGGTTAACAGTAAACGTGCCACCATTTACGCTGTAACTTAGCATTGCTTCGGTTTTAGCTAACAAAATAGCCTTATGATTATTAATCGTCATTAATGTGTTTGAAAATTGTAATGCTTTAGTTAATTTTGTGCTCATACTACTATTTAAGTCAAAAAAAAGCCAGTAACGTGGATTACTGGCTCGTTCAGTAAACTGTTAAGATCCGGTTATTGGATTTGCAGTAAACGATGCCGTTGCAAAAGAAAAACCTGAACCATTAGCATCTGGCTGGTTCCTTCTTGCATTTATACTAAGTGTGCCATCTGGTGCAGCATCCACTAAGCTGTCACTGCCGTCTGTTAACTCCATAGTAATTGTTACTACTTTAGGATTAGTAATATTGTCTATTTTCGCTAAAACCCGAACTTGATCGCTGGTATATGGCGATGCTGCACCAAAATATTGGACTAATTGTTGATTTGATGTAGTCAACTCATAAAATCCTATATTAGCATTAGTACCAGCGCCGGAAATAGTAGTATTGTGGTACAAAAACACATCACTCAATGCAGTTAATCTAGTAGACAATGATGTATTTTGCGTAGAAGAGGACCCACCTGTACGGGAGGCACTTACCCCTAATCCGCCACCTCCATTAAAAAATGAACGACAATCTTCTTCTGTTGAAAATGTCCATGTTGTAATTTGTGTTAGTGTATTTGTCCATGACGTGGTTCTAGTTACTATAGCATCTGTTGATGCTGTCCTACTTGCTGGGATAAACCTATTATCCCAGCAATCTTTAACATTTAACATTAAGTTGTTCCATGTTGATGCTGTAATCTTGTCGCTAGTTGTTACATCAGTACCAACGCCGGTACGCAATGGCTGTCCAGTAAATGCACAAAGCGATTGTATGTCATCCTGTAAATCCTTAAATGCACCAGCCGCACCAGTACCTAATATATTTGCGCCGATTACTGCGTTTGCAACACCTGATCCACCTTGTCCGTAACCAAAAGTAAGCGATTCTATAAAAGTACCAAGTTCAAGATCTGGTGGAGAACCTAACAGTGATCCCATATTTTGATTTGGTTTATTAAAATCAATAGCTTCTATTGAATCTGTAACCGCCACTACATTTTTCATGGAAGTCCCGCCAGTAACTAATATATCAGCACCAGTTGCCATTTTCTAGTCCTCTCGATTGTCTTTTTTCATATCATACATATAGTCACCATAGCCATCATCTGGGTCTTGCTCGGCCATCCAAGATTCAATTTCGTCGTTAAACCGCGCTATTGTGTGGTCCTTAAGGTCACCATGTATATCTTGCCCATTTAACTTAACTGATGTAATTTCAGTTTCTGCATATTCTTCTGGTTCAAATTGCGTTGAAGGGCGGCCAGGATATGACCTAAAACTTACAACAACCTCAATTTCTTCACCACGCTTTGTTGTAATGTGAGATGTTATTGCTTGGTCTTCTGCAGATTCTATCAATTTAATTAGCTGGCGCATTTTATCGTTATTGTTCATTATTTAACTCCTATTACTACTTCAATTAATGCAAGATCATCTGTATGTTTATCTTGCAATGCCCGGCCTATAATACCTCGGGCGTCATACCCATCGATTCCAATTGATTCTGCAATTCCAGGTATATTGGAGGATATTATTCTGTCCCCTTTATTAACTGTGCCTGTTACTTTAACTGGCACTCTTCCAACTAATGCAATTGGCAAGCCAGTAGCATCTTTATTCATTAAATATGCAGGGGCTGTTGATACCACACCAAACACAGCAGTGTCATACCGTGAAGTTGTAACTGTTACTTCTGCTTCTCCACCTAACTTGACTACGGTTCCTGGTTCATAAAGTTCGTCCGAACTGTATATTTCTGCAACGTCAGCATATTTTGCTTCAGTGGCAGTTGTTGACAGCACGTTAGTTGATGGATTATAAGAAACACCTGAATCAGTATACAGTGTTTCGCCTGAAGCTGTTGAGTTGTCAGTTGCAACAAATGTTAAATAGTGTGTTGCCGCAACTGCTCGCTGTGATGTTTGGATTTGGGTGGCAACACCAGAAAATGTTGGTGCTGCAACTGCACTTGTGAATGTTTTTGCTCCGCCAATACTTTCTGCTGAAACCTTATCAACAAATCCAGATGAAACACCTGATACTTGGTTATCTACATATAATTTATTTGCTATATCTATGTTTGCACTAGGTGTTGTTGCAATACTACCAGTTGTCATTTTCACATTTGCAACAAAAAAGTTTTCTAATGGTGCTGCATTTGAACCAATATTTTGTACGCCAGCGCCGAATACTACGTTGCCTGAAACATCTAAATCTTTAGCATACAATGCATTAACTCTTGACACGTTACTACCAATGTCAACATTACCAACTATCGCTAATGGTGTATTACCTGCAACATTGCCGCCTAAAAATAATGTATCAAAGTGGCCTTCACCAAATCGAAATGTTGTACTGCCAAGATTGAATGTACTGTCAGATGTAGGAACATATCCTCTACTAACATGAATAATATCTTCTCCGTCTACAATAACACCTGTATCAATAGCATTTGCCACATTTGCTACGTTGGCAAGCGATGCTTGTGCTACAACCGAATCAGTGTAGTCATTTCGCAATGTAAAGCCTTGTGTAATTGATGCTCCAAAACTATTTACGTTACTTAATTCGTCATAAAAATCACTTGATACATCTACACTAAAGGTATCATGTGAGCTAAAAATAGCCATAATGGTTGTGTTAGCACTTTCATGATTTACGTCTGGTGACCCAATTCCTGCTCCACCTGCGGTTCCATCACTTACGTATTTCATTACCAATACTGGTTTAATTGCTGGTGAAGGACCTGACGAGGTCAAAAACAAAGTTTCTACCTTTGCGCCATAGTTACTAGCATTGCCTGAGGCTGTAACATTGCCAGCATATTCTGCTGTAACTGTGCCGCCCGGTACAAGTGCGTTTTTAAATTCAGTACCATTGTACATTTTTAATTCTTGCGTAACACTATTAAAATAACCAGTACCACCCACTAAGCTATCAGTTAGTTCAGATGCTGATACTGGAATTGCAGTGTTTCGTTTCCATACTGTGCCATCGTAAACACGCAATGTTTTTTCTGTTTTATTCCACCAAAGTTGTCCCTGTAATACAGTGCTGGGGGTTGGTGGTGTACTATTTGAAAAGTTTTCTAAATGATGAACAAAGTTTCGGACAAGTGGTTCACCGTAGTTTGTTGCATTTCTTCCAATTAACGCTAACGATAATTGGCTACTGTCTACAGTAGTATCCGCTACTGTTATGGGTGTTAATCCATCTGTGGTTGTTACTGAATATGCCATTTTGTTTCCTCGTTAACTTAACTGTATTCTGATTGTATAAATTATTTCTATCACTCGGTTTTGACTTTTTTGTACAGGGTGAAAGATAACATGCGTTAGCATTATTGCGTCTGCAAAATCCGTACTGTTAGTAAATACACCTAATTCATCAAAAATGTACTCACCTTCATTTGTAATACTTGTATCAAATACCTCTTGCCCTGCAGGCTCTGAAAATCCTAAAGTAACTGTCATTTTAATATCAGTATATGAGGCACCGGTTATAATTTCTATTTTGTTTGTGGAATCACCAGGAAATATGTCTTTGTTATAAGTAGTATTGTATAAGTTACTTGAGGCATCATATGCCTCACTCACTCTTGGTGTTTTATACAGTACCTTACCTGAAGTATCTACACTAGTCCCACCATTTCCAAATGCTACAAAATTAATATAAGCATCGGCAGTGTTATTAAGTGCTAATGCTACGATTCTTGCCATATTTCCGTAATGAATAGCGTTATTTTGGTCAGCTAACACTTCACCAGATTCTTTATCTTTTACTAAAACATGACCTTTCATATTTAAATTCATTTATTCAGCTCTCTTATTAACTAATTCTTCTTTAGTTTCTTTGTCTCGGATTAAAATATGACCACTCATGTTTAATCCGAGACAATCAATTGCATGATCGTCGTCTTTCGTTTGTTCTTGCTTAGGTTCTTGTGTATTTGACATATAACTATTTATCATCTTCCATTAAAACTAAGTTTTATTATGCACTATCAAATGCATCACTATCCCATCCTCTTGCATCCCAACCAATACTTACAGTAAGTTCTCCCTGTAAAAACGCTGCAATTTGGTTACTGTTACTTCTGTTTGTTATGTCTGACAAACTTAACGAAATGGTGCCACTTGTGTTTAACCAAGTAGCCGTTTCTGGGTTACGACTTTCAAAACCAAGATTTAATTCACTGTTAAATACTTGTGCTGATGAGCCATCATCAATAACTATGCCCGATGGGTGACTTGATATAGTAGTTCCACGTGTACCACGTGTAATATCAATAAGCACATTATTAATTGTTGTCCTATACTCTATTCGTTCTGAATGATTTAACCATACAACACCAGGCACAGCAAGGGTTGGTATTGGTAGCTTTGTTGCGTCCACTACAGCAATTTCTTCATCCCATATCGCAATAGGTGTTGCTGAATTGGTACTTGTACTTCTATCAGATAACACTCTGATATACTCGCTTCCGCCAAACAAATCTTGGTGTACTATGAATTCTACATCAACTGCTGAAACTCCACTTGTTAACAATATATTACCTGCTGTTGTTATTATATTTGCATCAACATTAGCTAAGTCAATAGTAAAACTACGAGCTGATATATTAATGTTTGATATAACATACGAGCCTGTTATTGGAGTAGTTGTTTCGCCTGCTAAATTAATTATATCATTATCATTTAGTAAAGGAGTTGAAATTATACTTGTTACTGTAACTGTACCATTTGCATCTGATGGACTCACATTAGCATCAAATGGGCCGACACTAATAGTGTCAACTATTAAGCCATTTGCATCAAATGCAGCAATAGATGTTTTTACATTCATAATGAAGTTTTCTAGTGGTGATAACATTACTAATTCTTCAGGGCGCTCTTCACCATATATTAGTTTCTTAAAAGTAACACCATCAAATCCTTCAAATGTAACACCATCACGTCTAAATGTTACATTGCCATCAAAAATACCTTCATAATTTTCAACTTCAATATTTGTATCCCATTCTGATCCAAATCCAAGTGTATTGTCCCATGGTGTAGTATCGTACCCAAATACAGACTGTAGAGTAAGAGCATCTGTACCACTTACTACTCTAGTAAATACATTAGCATCAAGCAATTCCCCTCGATATCCACCACCTACTTTTTCTTGTACTAAAGTTAGTGTAGTTGTTAATCCACCATCTTGTATTGCTGATAGCAATTGCATGCTATTTTCTGTAATACTTGAATTTGCGCTTGCGCCGTTACCAAAATATGAATCAATGTCCGTATTAAATTGTGATCGCACATCTGGGTCAAACTTAAAAATTCTACTTGACATTGAATAAGTAGAATTAGCACTTACGTCATCTAATGATTCTGCATTTAATGTAGCAATGTTATTTGCTATACTGCGCGAATAACTGGATACAGACGTATCATGATATGGTTCTAATAATCTCCAATCAACTCTATCAAATACTAAATTAATATTGCCAGTCCTTATTGGTGAATTATCATCGTTAATTGCAGAGTTCCACTTAATATAACGACTATCTGTTGCTAGTATACTAGTGTCAACTGTATCATTATTATCAAGTATTCTTATTTCACCTAACGATGAATCAGGATATGGAGGCCTATCAAAGTCACTTATCATTTGGTCCTTAATGAAAAATATTGGTGTCTTTTTACCGTCTTTGTAACCACGTATTTTAGCCGTGTAAGGCTTGACTTCGTTTAAATAATCTAATACTGGTGAGAAGTTATCAGGGTTAAATCCTTTGCGTTGAATCAAATCTTCTTCTTCTTTTTCTACAAATAAGTATGAAGTTTTAAATGCCCAATCCAGTTCTGGCTGTTCTGCTATTGCATATCTTAACATCTCAAAAAATACTTCGTTCCATAGTGAAGTTCCAAGGAAAATGTCATCTCTTAATGTTTCTAAAAATGCGCGTAATTCAGCTTGCATTACTGCATTAACATCGTCAGTAAAGATTGTAGTTGATAGTTCTGCTGTTTCGTTTTCAATTGCAATTTGTTCAAATGCTGACTTAGTTGCGTTAAATCTCCAAAGTTGGAATCTTTCAGTTAAGTTTGATCGAACCATTATTACCGTACCGTCTGCTAAACTGCTACGCTTAATAGCCTCCAATTCACCAGCACTTGATACTGTATAAACCGGCTTGAACGATGCGTTATAATATATTTTTTCATTAGTTGTACCGTCTATTCGTTCTACTGCGTACCAATTAACAGACTTAATGTATGTTTTGCTTGGTAGCGCATCATCCCATGTTGGGAATAAAGAATTCAATTTAAAGTCTGCCAATATTTCGTTTAAAACAAAATGCAATGCTCGTCGAGCCTCGTTAGGATTTTTAAATATTGTCTGCCTTGGTCGAAACTGTACACCAAACCGTTCAACAACGCTTAAATTTGGTTCAGGAACTGTTTGGCCAACACTGTTTAATTCACACAAACTATCGATCATTTTTGCGCTTAAATCTTCTGGTATTTCACTATTATTATCGCCTTCTCTTAATAATTTCCAAGCAACATGCTTTAGGCCAATTGGATTTAAATTTCTACTAAGATTAATTTGAATATTTTGTTCGTCTTCTCTTAATGTATTACTTAAGTTTGACATCATCATACTTGCAAGATTTGTAGAATCGGAATCTCCACTACTAATAAAACCAATAGTATTCAATCCCTGACCATTAGGGTCTGAAATGTACCTAGCTATTGCTAATGCAGTAAACTGTCTATTATATTGAGTTTTTGCTTGTATATTGATTTCTTGAACGTTTTGTACCCAGTAATAGTAATAGTTTTGGTGGTTGTTTGTAGTTGGATTCAATCGTCGTTCTATTAAGAACTCACTGCCATTTTTAGGTGTACCAGTACCAGTATATTCTAATGGAGTTTTTACACTTTCAACCCATTCGTAAATAGTAATAGCTGAACCTGGGAATGACGATCCCCAATTTAACCAACGCTCTCTATTTGGTCCTTGTTCATACCAGTTATATCTAACAGAACTAGTATCCCACCACAATTGTCCAATATTTTTTCTTCCAAAAAATGCCTTTGTGCTGTTATATACAACTGGATCATTAGAACTAATATAATTAAGAGCTGCTTCTATAAATGCAGGCAATACACCTTTAAACGGGTCATATATATCATAATCAAATTCCTTTTCACCAGTTGTACTGTCATAAATAATAACATTATTAATAAATTTTGGATCTACTAATGACGTTTGATTCCGCTGTGTTACGTTACCCTCAAGATAAGCCCACCCTGTAGTCATATAATCATCAATCCAAACATTAGCAAACTCTGCTATGGTTGAAGGGATGTCTGCATATGACACGTTAGCAATAGCAATATCATTTTCAGTATTATATCGCTGACTTTCAAATACCAACACAGACGTTTGCTGGGCTTGGTTATTTGCTACAACTGGATTGCCTGCGAGTGTTCTTAATTCGTATTGAAATAAATCAGTAATGTATTGGACACTTGCTGTACCAAGTACACTATTTGTGTCTTGGCCATTTGTTCCACTACTTCCACCAACATTGTCAACTCCGTATATTGCAATTGATTCTATTGGCAATGCCGTTCTAGCGCCAATACCATTAATAGCAGTGTTTCCATTGTTTCCATTGTTTCCATTGGTTCCATTGCCGTTATTGTTTCCATTGCCGTTATTGTTTCCAATATTGTCAGGGGTAGTACCGTTACTATCATTCAATGGAGTAGTATTCACTGCTGAAAGCACCCCCATGTCTGGATTATAATCGCCGGGCGGTATGCCTATTTTATCAAGGAATCCAGGGGTCAATTCCCCAATTTCAATTCCGTCAAATGTTGGCGATTCTAAAGTAATAGTATCAAAGTCATCATTAATTGATCCTACTCCAAAAGATATATCGGTTGGAGTATAACCACCGTTCAACAAGCCAGTATTAAGTAAATCAGCTAAATGTGACGGTATGCTTACTGCGCCTGTGCTAGATGGAAGTCCCATCTTGCTTCTTGCGTCACCCTTTTCCGAACAGTCTGGAATTTCTCGAGCTGTTAAAAATACCCTTGCGCCGGTACCGCCAGCAAAATCACCAGTTAGCGGATTATATCCACCAGGCGATGGCAATGTGGCATGGTTGTTAAGTGGGTCAAACCCACCCAGCCCTGTTGAACTTGATGGTGGAAGTTCTCCTCCCCATTCATCACCTAAATTTACAGCATCATATTCTAATGGTATACCAGTCGTTAAGTCACTTGGAAACTGTTTATAAATGCCCCTATCAATTGACTGTAATCCTAAAATTGCACCAGTAGCATCTATTTGTGTTACTACAAACTTAGCAACTCGCTCAGGAAGGCCATAAGATGTTATTGATAAACCATTGCGTCCAATTGTTTCTGTTCCAATTTTAACTGACACTTTAGCTGGACTTGCAATGGTTGGTGCTGTTGCTGCACCAATATCAACAACCCTTACTGTTGGTTGGCGGGCGCCATCATATCCAATTCCTGAATTTATTAATTCAATAGTTGAAATTCCACCATTTGCATTAAGCACTACATTACCAACTACTGCGCCTGTTCCAGGAGTGGACCCGTCACCAATATAAATTTTAACATTAGCAGCTTCGGAATAATTTGATCCAGGATCGCCAATACATAACTCAGTAATGCTACCATATGGCGAAGCAATTGGTACGCCGCCAACTACACGCAATCTATCGCCAACAGAATAACCGCCGCCGCCAGTGTGTGCTGTTTGAGCAGTTAATATGCTACCTGTTGTTGTTGTACTAGTTTGAGGTAGTGTATCTTGTACTTCCCCTTCTTCACTGTATCTAGTATAAGTTACTGACGGAGTAACAAATGTAGCTGTATTACCAGCACCATACCCAGTTGACGCTGCTACTACTAATGCATTGCTTGTTGATGATAAACTGAACGACTTTACAACATGAAAATCAAGTACTTCTTTATAAACGCCACCCCTGCATCCGTCTTTAAATGTAATTGGTGCATTTGTGCAAGATATTAACTTAATTGCTTCGTTGTAGTCTCTTGTTGTGCGCATTGTTGTAAACCCTGAACCAATTGCACATTCAATTGAATTCATAGTAGCATCTACATTAGATTGTATAGTTACAGCAGTGTTGTTAATTAATATTTGATCGCCTGGTGTTGCACCAATAAGATCAGATGGACTAATTGTTACGCTTGGCGACGGTCTATGTACCGGGCAATAACAAGTTGGACCTGCTGGCACAAATGATCCGTCCACTGTCTTCACTTTTGGAATAAGAGTAATAATAGGAATGTTATTAAATTCTACATTATCAACATCAACTGGAGAGTCTATGGCGTCTGCTATAGTTGGTGGTGCTAATTCTAAACTCACAAGTGGGGATCCCAATACTGTTGAAGGCAAGTTACCAGCTAATGGCGTGTAATCAAATACTCCTGGTGTGGTGCTAGTAACCTTGCCATTAGGACCAATGCTGCCATTAGGACCAATGCTGCCATTAGGACCAATGCTGCCATTAGGTGTAACCGGATTAATGCTGCCATTAGGACCAATGCTGCCATTAGATGTAACCGTATTAATGCTTGCTGGTAAGCCAATACTGTCCATTGTGTAATTTGCACTGCTTATTTTTCTTGGATTGTAATTAAAATGTACATTTTGTCCATTTGCTATGTCACCAGCCAAACGAAATAATGGATCATTAATTAAATCTAAACCTTTTATTGGCTTTGCTCCTATGAATATTGGAGTTGGCAGTCGATCTGCAAATGGTATTATAATTCCACCAGAAACACGATGCACTACTGTATTGACATACCGGCCTGATGATAACGCTTGATGTCTGTTAACATTTAATGGTGAAGTTATTTTTACTGTCTTTTTAAACACACTTGGAATAAATCCAAAACCGGCCATTGGTGCTGAACTAAATCCACTAAAATTAGAAACATAATACTCGCCGGCATTAGAATACCTACCGCCTCCGGCGCCATTTCTAAAATTAAATTCATCATCACGCATACCGCCATTTACTTTTTTGAGTTTATTGATTGGCGTACCTGCTGGCTGTATTATTGGCGTTTGAGGTATAGTATTCATGTTTGGAACCACACCTACACCATTATATGGTGGTATGTTTGCAGGCTGGCCTGGGTTTGTGTTTTGTTGCGGATTAACTACACCTACTGTTGATGGGTAGCCTATTAAAAATTTATAAATACTGCTATTTTTATCAACGTCGATGCGTAGATACGAGCCTGCGGTTGGTTTAAAATCAAATTCAATAACTCCGCAAAATTTTGACCCTGGGTTTGTTTTAATAAAATCTTTTGGTAAATTGGATGTAAAGGAAGAAGCTGCGGCTCCGTTGTTTCCTTTTAATAACTGTGCTTTTTCTGCTGTTGTTGCAAATCTTACACCAGTATCTGTTCCACCCATACGAGTGCCACCAAATGCTGTCCTTGTAGTAATTTGAAAAGCATCAAGGATGTCCTCCCCTGAATCCATATCATATATAATCTTAACAGAACCACATATAGGTATCATAAAGTACCAAGTATCATCCACATTTGATGTCATAGTAGATTGTTCAATGTATTCCCATTTATTATACTGTATACAACTGCCTGTTCCTGTTCCTGGGATAGCAAGCACTTCAGGTACTGCTGGTACTGCTGGCACTTCAGGAACGCCAGGCGATGCTGGTATTGCTGGCACTGCTGGTATTGCTGGCACTGCTGGCACTGCTGGTGCAGCAGGCTTTGGTGGACGCGGCGGTGGAATTGCAGGTATTGCAGGTGTACACAGTTGCACGCTTGGTAATGCAATCAGTGCTGCTGGATTAATAATTGGTGCGCCACTATTATTTGGTAATTGCCCAAGACCGGTATTAGGTGATGGGTTATTTACTGATCGATTAAAATTTTCTAATGGACCCATTATTGAAATTTTAGGTATATTAATTGGCCCAATGTTTACCTCATACGGGTTTAATTGGTTATTGAGCGTTTGACTGTATGGTCCTACATTTAATACAGTCGAATGTGTTTGGTTTGCGGCGCTCGTTATTGTCCTAGGTGCAGGAGATTGTCCTCTCACTACCGCGTCATTGTTGAATCCAATTTTGCGTGTGAGATCTGGATTAATAGTCCTATTACCAGTTACAACTAGTCCAGACTGGTCAAACCCATTTAAGTTTGTTACGTAAGGAATGGAACCTGCTATTTGCGAACTTGTTATACCGCCTGGCAATCTATTTGATCGCATCATTGGCATTGACATACTAAAACTACCTTCTCTGGTAATAAATCCTCGTCTTAAGTCTGCTGCTTGGTTAATGCTATCAACAATGCCGTCAACACTATTAAAATTGTCAATTTTAATTGAACTGTTATTTAATCTAATAACATCATGGTCTAATGTTGTTACCACTGCATTTGCCATAACATTTGCAACATCAGCAAATGCAAAAATGCCACTAACTGATATAGTATTAGCTGTCACACTGTCTACCGTGTAAACTTGGTTATAGTACCTTGGGTCTGCATTATGTACTGCTATTCGCTTACCAGAATATGCATCTACAATTCCATGCCCAATTGCTGTTATAACAACGTTATCTAACAATATATTACCTGTTGTTGCCGCTCCACTTAAGTAACGGGCATCAATAACAAACGTATTTGCTGATGCACTTTCAACAAGATATGCACCACTATATACACCTGCTACGATCTTAATCATTTCACCTGAACTTAATCCATGATCAACACTTTCAATTTGTGTTTTCCCATAATAAGAATACACAAGGTTTGCAATATCAATGTTACTTGTTAATGCTGCATCTAATACTGTAAAGGTACCAATTGTTACATTTGATACTATATATGAGTTTGCCCATAACGGATTAGCATTACCAAGTGCGCCGCCGAACGCAACACTATCGCCATCTTCTACACCAAATGTGTCAGTTGTAATAAGTACAGTGCCATTGCCGTCTATATTGGCTGTTGCTGTTGCAGTGCTAAACGAACTTACTCCAGGATTAATATTGCTTATTGCAAGTATAGAATTAGACTCTGGTCCAATTTCTGTAACACTAGCTTCCGTCATAACAGTTGCACTAATATTACTAAACCTTACTTGTTTGCTATCAACTACTTGCTCATTTACCCATACTACAAATTTTTCATTTAGTTGTGAGTTCTTTAACACAAGATGATAATCTAAATATCTACTTAAATCTGTTTCCTGTAGTTGATTACTATCAGTATAATCAAACAAACTATTAGAAGTAAATAAATACGATGTCGCGTCATCGTTTTCTTGTTCTACATAACTAATGCCAGTATTTGCTGCGGCTAACTTGTAAACATTCCAGTCTAAATTTTCACTTACTGCGACATGTATTAAATCGTTTTGTTCTGGATGAATTGAAATTTGGTCACTAAACATTTGACCAATGCTGCTTACATCAAATGATCTAAAATCAACATTTGCTTTATTTACATACCCAGCATTAGGAATATTAAAATATCTAGCATCAGTTATTCCAGTATGGTTAACACTTGACATACTAGGCCATAGTTTATTATCTCGTACTCCTAGCGGCTTCTTAAGGAATCGTGACGAGTCATCAATGTCAATTACTATTGCTTCATCGCCTTTTGCATCTTCGCTTATTTCAAATAATCTTTTACTTTTTGTAAGTATTGCAATATCATCGTTTGTTACAGTTCGTATACTTAACTTTGCACCCGGTATGTCAGTTATTACTGCATTTCCTAAGTTAACTGTTGCATGTTCGTGTATACTTATATTTGCGCCAACTAATAATTGTCCTTCTGGTAATTGATCAACATTATAAAGAATCAAATCAGTTGTAGTTATAGCATATGCTCTTGTTACTCCAGAATTTAAAATTTCAGTTCCGTTTATAAATACATTCGCATGGCGATAAACATTAGCTTCGGTTGCTGTGTTATTTGCATCAATTGGAGTAACTAATGGAATTGTAACATTGCCACTGTAAATTCCATTTGTGTCAAAATCAATACCTGAAACTGATGAGTCGCCTATAATATAACTCTTGTTTTGTCGTGACCCTGCATCATACTCCCAATTTCCACCGCCAGCATGTGGAAGATCAATGTTGTTAATTTTAACAGTAATATTACCTTCTTCAGTCGCGCCAGTACCAAGTATTGGGTGATTGTCTACTGTACTAATACTATGTCGTTGTTTTGGTTCGTATCGACCAGGCGTGATTGCTAAACTAGCAAGTGTAACCCCATCTTCAATTAATGTAAAATCATTACCTGTAATTTGCAATATAACTTGCGACAATTCTATATTGCCAACTAAATATGTATTTTCAACTACTAGGGCCGACACATTTGCGTTGGTGGCTGCTGACGTGTTGATACTTGATACTACATTAGCAATATCTGTGGCTGTACTAACATCAATACTTATTATACCGTTAGCACTTAGGTTGTCTGATAATAGAATGTTGCTTAGGCCTAAGCTAGCTACGTTAGACGGTAAATATAATAAGCTTTGTGCAACTGGAGTTGAAAATGCCACATCAACATTTGATACAACTAAATCACCAGCTACTACTTGAATTACAACTGGCTCAACATAACCGCTGCCTTCTTCTATAATTTTAAATCCTGAAATTACGCCAGTATTGTCCAATAATGCTTCTGCACTTGCTTGTATTGCTGGCGCTAAGGTTGGTTGAGCAATTACTAATAAGGGCACACTGTTATATTTGTGCTTTGTGTCAAGTACTCGAATTGCGTCTATGACACCAATAGTGTCTTCTGGAAACACTAACGTAATTAATTGCGGATCTTGAACTATGTCTGCTTTTTCAAGTGACAATTCAATACTCTGTTCATTCTCTAAATCACCAAAATCGCCAACGCGCAAAGCCCATTCATCAAATACTACCATTGATCCTTGTATAATACTGTTGCTGGCTGCAATTTTTGTTAAACTTGGTATAGTTCCTTTACTTTGTAGCATGCCAGTATAAAATTCAAACTGGTCATCATCTTCAATTTCTAAATCATTTAAATACGCTCGTTCTTGGTACCCAAATAAACTTCTAGCTGTGTTATAGAGTTGCTTTTCGACTGGGATAAACCCAAGTTCATGATATCGCCCTAAACTTTCTGCCATATTGTCTAAGTTTGGCTTAAGTTCATCATTATCAATAATAAATCCTTCAGTACTTAACAACCCACTCCAATTGGCAGTTCGTTTTCCTTTAAGACGTAACCGTGTTTGCTTTTGGTTATACAGTGTATTCAAAATTGTATCATTAAAATTTGTAGTATTGTCAATTATTAAGGCATGTTCAATTTCTTTAGTGTATAATAATGCAGCATAAATTTGACTACCAGATGGCGGTATAATTTCTATACTATTGCCCTCTCTGATAATTGTACATTCTGTTGGCGCTATTGATCGACTATTTTGATCAAGTAATGTAAATTGGTTATTTGAAACTCTATCAATCTTAGCTACCATGCCAGATATACTATCAAATTTAACACGGCCGCCTAAAGGACTCAATTCTAAAACATTATTGTTATCCCATCCACCACTTACCCAAAAAAGAAATTGCTTAATAGCATACGTCCAATTCCTTACATCGTTTATACTGTTATCAAAAATACCAAAATCATATCCTTGCTGACTTTGGAAAAGACCAAGACCAGATAAAAAGTTTACCACTTCTTGCACTGTGTCAAATTGTGTTTCATAATCAACTCGTGTAATTTGTGATGTTGAATCTAAAAATAAAGCCGCCCGCTCTGCGCCAATCTGTGGTAACGAAGGCAATCTTGTCCATAATGTGCTAATAAATGTTAAACTACTAGTTACAAATCGAGGTGCTTGGTAAAATAATCCTAGGTGTAATATTATAGTTAATGCTTGGTATCGTGTATTTGGTTCCCAGTTCACATATGCAGCAGGCTGTCCACCAACTGACATTTGAGAAGTTCTACCGTTTAAATTTAATGCAAGAGTATTAAAGTAACCAAAGTTTTTATCATATCCTTTTACTTTGTATCCTGCTGCGTTTTTCTGAATAATAACACCTGAGTAAAAATTTCTTGTCTTATATGGTGAACTATGTACAGTTAGTTGTACATTTTCGTCAGGTATCACTAAACTTGTAGACGTGCCTGTTGCACTAAATTGATCACTTCTTACAGTTAGCGTATCTTTATCACTAAACCCAGCTAAACGATGAGCTAACTTAATATTAACTGTTCTCAACCTGTCTGCAAAATCCACAGTTGTGTTAAGTCCTTGGAAGGCTAACCAGCTGTGTACAAATTGGGTGTATCCAATATTGGTTATTAGGGCATTAGTCGCAGTGTTTACATCGCCATGTATTCTGAAATCAGTTATACTCCTGTAGTCCCATGGCTTTCTGGTTAGCGCACTAATTAATTTAAATCGCTCTAGATTAGACTTAACAATATTACTTGGGTCGCTAAATACACTAACAAATTTACCAGGACGTGATAACAATAATCCTTCGGTAACAGCATAAGGATAACCAACTGAATACTTCCATGCATTTTCAACAGGAGCGCAATCACCAAATCTCCAAGCAGCATTTGTTTCTTTTGCGTTTGCTGTTACAGTTTCAAATTTTTCACTAATTAATGCAGAAAATGTACCAACATTAACTATTGTTCCTAATGTGTTTTTTGTGTCGTTAAGAGGCGATGCGTAGTATTGTCCTGCATATGTTAATACATCGCTTGATCCTACTGGTCTTGTAGCCACACCGCCACCAACAGTATAAGGAAAAGATGGATTCCCATCACTATCTAGTGTGACAACATAGTGATATATGGCAACAGATTGGCTATCGATAGTAAAGCCATAGCGCATATTGTATTGGCCAGCGTCACCAGTCGTGTTTGATTCTAAGCTTGTACCATTCCATTCGTAATCTTGTATAAATTCACCAGTAGCTTTACCAAAAGGACCATTGAATCGTGTATTTTGTTTTACAACAAACGAACTGCGTATTGCTACAATGTTACTTGCAATATTTGATGTATCTTGATAACCATATGGGCCATATATAGGTAGACCATCGAACGCCCATCCTACAATTGGAGAGTGTGTCAAAGTGTCCCATTCTTCTAAGCCAGCATCTTCTGGCATTATATTGTAAATACCAAAATTTGAAATTGTTCCGGCGCTTACAGCGTTAAAATGCCAATCGCCTTCGTTGTTCCAAGTTTCTAATAATGTTGGATTAAGGATTGGCTTGCCTGTTACTGTTATACCAATTGCGCTAGATGGCATAGTTGTTGCTGTGTTTGCAACTATACTTAAATTTGCTAAAGTAATTATTGGTACAGCGTAAATTTTTGTTATTTCTTTATTGTCAAAATAAACATTATTAATGTCATAATCAACAGTTAACTCATTTGTTGGCACAATGCTATTAGTTTGAAAAATAGTGTTACTAGTATCTCGCGCATTATTGTAGCTAATTGTTAATGTAGACACTGCTGTTGTTGTAATTTCAGCAGGAGGCTTTATGCTTGCATTTGCATCAACTGGTAAAACATCCAACAGACCAATACGCCTAAATGCGTTGTCTATTAAGTAGCTACCATTAATTAAATTTTCTCTATTACCGTTTCTTATAATACCATCTGCAAGATCAGTCCACATTGCAATGTTGTTTGATCCATAATAAGTACCGTATTCTGATACCCACCATAATGGCATTTCAAAAAATCCTAGCAATCGCCAAGGTGTAAGATGTGGAGAGGTTGTGTCATAATAATAATCATACCAGCCCTTCCAGTGTCCTGGAATATCCGAGTTTCCTCTATAGTTCCAAGTCCATTTATCTGTTGCATTGTAAAATTCATTTACTACTGGGTCTACTTTATTGTTGCTTACCCATGATTCAAAATTATACCTTAGCAAATCTGCAGAACCAACTGGCGTTAATGTGTTATTTCTAAAAATACCAGGAGTTACTGTTTGCGTATTTAATTCGGGCAAACTTATTGATTCACGCAACTCTTGGGTTGATGCATTGTATATTCTTGTTTCAAACTCTAAAAGAATATCATCTCTTACATCACCAAGCAATGCAATTTTGCTTCCATCGTGGCCTTTTATTACTTCTATTGGAACCTTAAACGATACGTCCATTTCCCGTTGTGGTAAGAACATTGGGAACATTCCCATTGTGCTTGGTGTTGCTGGGCATTGCGCACTGTCTCTTTCTTCACTATATAGCTTTGTAATAATACTATTTCCCAGTTCTAAATTAAGCGCACTAGTTAATGTAATAGTGATAGGGTTAACATTAGTTACCGTGTAATCTCTATCTAGCAACAATAATTGTTGATCAACAGCACTTGTCCCTTTATAAACTAACAAACTGTTTGTAATTAATGACGTATCTAAATAATTAGTTAACGTGTACGCAACATCAGTAGTATCAGCCACATCAAAAGTTTCTTCAATATAATTATCGCCGAAGGGTATTACATATGTACTGTTAAAGACAGCCTTGCCGACACTGTATGAAATCAAGCTTCTTAAAACTTGATCTAAAATATATTCATTTGTTTGTGTACTCATGTCAAATGAATTGTAATAATTTGTAATTTCCTTAATTAAACGAGCTTTATATTTTTCATATTCTCGTGAATTAAATCTAATAGCATCTACCAAGTTGTGTGGTTGGTCATCTAGCATAAACACTGCTAATGTTAAATCTTGATCTGTTTGTACTATGTCTTTAGCGTGTGAAACATCCTTAGAGGTACTGGCAAAATTATTAGATCCTAACACGTCGCCGGTAAACCCTTCTTGTGTCTTAATAAAATTAGTAAAATGTCCTAGATATTGTGGCTCAGCAATAATTTCTATTTCTTCGTTGTTAGGATTTGCTCTCCAGCTTAGTGGCAATGAATACCTACTTGAACTTGCTGTAGTTATTCCAATGTCGCTATTTACAGTAATTTCAATAATATCGCCTACACTAAAGTCAAAGCTAGTAAATTTAATTTTTTCTGATTCATAAGTATAATTGACCACAACAACATTATTTACTTTTGTTATAATGTCATAACCGCTCACTGCACTTACTTTGATATTAGGTATCGCTCCTACGTTGTAAACTAATAAAGCATCATCAATATCAAACTGGTTAAGTTCATAAGTAGAATTAATTTTTTGCTCGTTTCGATTGTTACTTGTTTTCCAATAACTACTAAATTCAGGCACAGTTGTTGTAAGTTTGTAATAATATGTACCATTCACTTTTGAAATTTCTGTACTACCAAATGCTTGAAACTTTACTTGATCAGTTTCAATGAAATTTTCAAATGCAAATTCACTAGCTGTTTTAAATGATACATAAGAAACTGGAAATTTCAATTCGTCATCGTTTACACCAGTACCAATCTTGTAGCCAAATATACTGTTTCCTACAAATGTACTTTGTGGGTATAAGCCCAAGTCATCCAATCGAACACCAGTATCATCATACAACACAAAGAGTGGAGGTTGATTAATTTTAGTTTTAGTTTGTGCTATTAGCAACGAACTGCCATCATAAAGATAATCTAAACCAACATATGTAAAACCCTTTGCTATACTAACAGTATCGCCTGTAATTAATGCTGTTTCAGATGGATCCGGTGTTAACGTAATCGATGTTGCTGCATTACTAACTAAATAAATATAGGTTCTATTAGCTGAAACTTCATTAGGAAAAATAATTCGATCGCCATCAACAATAGCATGAGAATCAATTGTTAAATTTGCTTGACCAGTCACAGTAGCTAAAGTTTCAGTTACTGCACTTAAAGTAACACTGCCACGGTAATTTATTCCATGATTCATCAATTCTAAATATCTATCAAACTCAACAATAGGGCGGTTTGCTCTGTGTTCCTTACTAGGAATAATGTCACCAGCATCTTCAAAATTCTTTTTGTGATACCAGTGGTTTACTCTAGACCATGATGCTCCATTTAGCGACCCTTTGTCAATTACAATATAATCTTTTTCGTCAATAGACGATCCACCATATCGTGTACTAGTATTGATTCTTGTTTCAACTAAAAATATAGCATTTCCTACTCCACCAACAGTGTATTCCACACCTACATTATGACTGGCAAAGAGTGCGCTTGCGCCAGGAATTATATAATCTCCTGCAAAAACAACAGTCATGCCATTGCGGAAAATAATACCAGTTTCAGAGGTAAACTGCGTTTGACCAATTATGTCAACATCTATGTTGATAGGGGATGCAACAGAATGCGTTACAGTAATAGCAGTAGGTGCGCTTGGAAACCAATAGTATTCTTGGTAATTTATAAATTTATCAATATCAATAGGTGGCATAAATGTTTGATAATTACTACCAAACAATATATTTTGGTTGCGCACATCAACACCATATGTTTCTAAAATATCAATAAACTCGTCATAAAATGTCAAGTTTTCACTGTCACCAGTAACACTATTAATTATGTTAACTGCTGGTGTTAAATTGTATTCTCGCCTGTCGGCAGTAGCCTCGGGTATAAATGCACCCGATAAACCAAAGTCATCACCGGTTTTTTTACCAATAAATCCTTTTAGTTGTTCAGTATTTGCTTTGCTGTACAGTTGTTCTACTGTACTCTCAAAGAAGTTTTTTATAGCTGTAGTTTGAAGTACAACTGGTAATTGTTTTACAATTTTATCTGCCATTACTGCTTACCTATCGGCTCTCAATGTTTGTGCTGAAATTTTATCAATAATTTCAATATCACTTACTTTCGCTGTGTTCAAGAATAACTGGTTTGGTTCTGCTTTAATTTGAAACAAATCTCCAAATGATCCTTGGGCGTTCTTTGGAATAATAACGATACTTCCGATATTACTGCCTAATTGTTGATGTACATAACTACTTAATTCCGTAAAGTAAAATATTTCTCCAAATTCCCAATTGGTAATTGTAAAATATTCATTAAATGCAGTAATTACTCTACTTTTAATTTCATTGTCACTTAATACAGTGTTTTGTAATTTAACTATTCTAAACCTTGCTTGATTTTCTGGTGCTGCATCAGTACCAAACAATAATTTAAAAGCTGCACTTCTGTAAACCAATGTATCACTGGCACTTTTGAATTCATCTAGTGCTATAAACTCGTTTTTTAATTCGGCACTAGTTGGCGGTGCCGGAAAATTAGTACCGGGTACATTTTTATATTTTAATATTTCATTATGGTAACTAGTTGATAATATTAACATTTCAACCACATTACTAATGCTTGGGTCTATTCTAACATCGTTAGGTGCCACGTGTGACCATTTAAATATAATTTCATCATCTTCTAGCAGTGCCGTATTTTGTCCTGCTGCCCGACCATTTCTTACAAAATAATCAGGAGTCACTGTTGCTTCAACCACCAAAGGGTTTGTACTACTTGATATCATTTGATAAATTATTTTAGTACTAAAATCATAAACAACTAACCCAATCAGTTTTCCTGCTGAATTGTTTAACCCAATTTGAGAGCCAGACCCAAAAATGAACGTATCATCTTTAACAACAATTACTCGCTGCTTTGTTAAATCAGTAACATTAGTTGTTCGTGATCCAGGAAATACCGTATCATTTCCTATGTTAATATTTAGCACATCTTCATTTCTAAAATCTATAATTCCGCCAGCTAAAGGGCGATCATAAGAGTAACCATCAAAGTCGGTATAGAATTCAAAGAATACCAAATCAGCTGCACTAACTAACTCATTAAATTGTAGTGGTCGGTTAGGTACTAAATCGCCATCTGTGTCAATTGCTGCAACTATTATTTTTCTGTTATCAGTGTAACCGTCATTAAATTTTACTGGCGAGATTGCATCCCAAATTACATCTTGTTCTAATTTTGCTTTGTTTGTTTGGTACTTAACAACTAATCGATCTTGGCTTAATGTACCAGTTGAGTCATAAACATGTGAATAGTTGTTTTCGTCCATATTTGTTATAACTAGATTGCCCGTTTGCGCTGTAAGATTTGCATTAGCAAGAATCAATCTCCCTGTGCTTTCTGTATTATACAGTGCGCCGTTTACTCCAAAACTCTTTGTTACACCAGTAATATTAGCTTGGTATATTTCAACATTGCCTGTCGCGGGATTAAAATCTCTATATACAACATTGCCGTTTGCTGAATCAAAAATATCAAAACCAAATGTTGTATTACTAAAGTCAATTACAATGTTACTAGGCCATTGATTTATTTTTCCTGAGTTATTTGAAATAGTTATATTACTGGTACCGCTTGCGCCTTCAGTGCCATCTGCAAAGTATGGATTAAGTGGAATCGTAGCCTGGTTAACAAAAACATTAGACGTAAAGTCACCGTTCTTGAATATACCAGAGCTTGTAACATAGTCAATATCAAGATCAAACCATTTTGTTGATCTTGTCCTTAATGGCAAACCAGTATCATAATCAACAGACTGGTATTTTTCAAAAGTTTCATCACTTTCCCATCTGTCACCAATGTCATTCAAATCAGTGTCTATCCATTTAAATGTTTCTCGGTCACCTGGTTTGAAGTTTAATGTAGTAAATGTAATTTTATCCTTGCTTGCCTGATTTTCAGAATCAGCTATTTTAACATTATTAATGTTATAAAATTTAAGATTATTTCTACTTTGCACTACGTAAAACTGCCCACGTAGTGTTATTAAGTACTTGTATGAAAATGCACTAATTGGAGTATATATAAATTTTAACAACCAACTAGAATCTTCGGCCAGGGCAGTTGTTGAGCCTGAATTTAATGCAGACCAGTCACTAGTTTTATCTAAGTTTTCATTTGTAATTACATTCCATACGTCTAATTCTATATCATAACGTAAACCAAATGTTTGCTTACTATCCATTTGGTCCTTTATGAGCACTTCTTCTGAGAGAGTGAATGTTTTTCGCATAGTCGCAATATATTCAGATGGCCTCCATCCGTTTTGTATGTCAGTACTTAATAAAAATGGACCAATTGCAGTACTCAAGCCACTTGACAACGATCCATTATTAGCTACGCTTATGATTCTTGCCCACTTAAATTGAGTCTGGTCTATTGGATTAACAAATTTTATAAATGTATTTTCATTAAACATTCTGAAACCGCTAAATGTGTTATTCAATACACTTGTGTTTCCAGGGTCGCTCACTCCTTCATCAAAGTAACCGGAAAAACTTGTTCCAGACACAACTGGCAATGTTCTCCATATTGCGCCCTTTCCTGATATATCAAATTTATTATTATTTGCTTGCATCCATTTTTTACGGAAATCATTATATACAAAATTATTTAAATTTTGGTTTTTTAAAATAACAGGTAATGTACCTGTTATAATTTCAGATGTTGTGTTGTTTTCTGTTACGGAAACACTTTCAATTCCGTTTTTAATTTCGCTATACAATGCACCATCTTCAGTAAATGTTTCAACATTTTGAAATGTTCCAGTTGGGTCATTTATATCAATAAAGCGACTATGCCCTGCATGCGTGCGATTGATTGCTTTAAGCTTAGTAATATTGGTAGATTGACTTAAAGGAAAAATATTATAATCTTGTGCGCTTACCATTCTATTTTGAGTGTAAAATACCTGTGGTGCTCTAGTTTTGATTGCTTCTAATGTTTCTGGTGGCAAGCTATTACTTACAGTTTCTTGTAAGCTCATAGTTACTGTTAATGTAAAACTAGTGCCTTGTGCATTTTCATAAGGTATATTAATGGTAACATTACGAGCGTCTTCTGGGTGGATCGAGAAAAACTCACCTGCACTTGTTCTGTAATGTAAACGAAAAAGTCCGACTGGTATATTTCCAAAATTACCATCGGGAAATCTTATCCTAACGCCATCATTATTTAAATTTTCAGTTGAATACAGGTCACGAGTGTCTAATGAAATATCATTAAAGTTTAGTGTTTGTCCAACAGTATTTGGTATTTTTGTCCATTTCGTCAGTACTGAACCACTTTTATTAATTGATTGCAGAAAAATGTCAGTTTCATTAACATTTGCTGTAGTTATATCTTGTATTCTACTTTCAATTGGGATCGTATAATTAAAATCTTCAGTTTGCAATATTCCTTGCTTAAACATAACAAAGAATCCAGTGTTTACACTGCTAATGCCTAATCCATCATTCCTATAAATTAAATTATAGTTATTTGATGGGTCTGGATGGAGCTCTGTAAATACACCGCCATCTTTAAAGTCAGGATTAACTGCTTGGAATGGCCTATTTATGCCACTAACATTCAATGCAAAGTTGTACACTAACGGTGAGTTTAGTTGAGTATTAATTTCATATATATCAGTCGCAATACCTGCTACTTTGCCTGTTTTAACTGGGGTGCTGAACCTATTCGTACTACTCATTGCACTGTTCAATATAGTAATAAACTGCTCATAACTATCGGGATTATTTGCATCATCCCAAAAAACGTTAATGTTATTTAATTCATTACCTACACTATCAGTAATGGGCTCAGTTGTCCTGATCGATGTAACTTTCATTAGCCCACTTGCTGGTACATTGCGTTTTGGGTTATAACCAAGCATTCTTGCTAATTTGAATACACTATCACGCCTTTCAGCAGTTTCTAAAAAGTTCTCTCTGCTGTTCAAATCCATTCTAAATGCAAGACTTTGACTTAAGTATGCTAACATTTCTATAATTGCAATCATTTCTGAACTATCAGTGTAATCACTAAAATTTTCTGGAAAATTAGTTTTGAGGTAATCTACTAACGCTGCTCGAATAGTATCAAAGTCGTATGCTTGGAAATTTACTTGACTAAATGCAGTATATGCAACCTTCCAGTCTTCAGCCGCGAATAAATTGTCTTGTCTTGATACAGTAGCCATTAGTTATGTTCTCTCATCTTATTGTCCTATATTTGATCGTTTATGAATTCAAGGTAAAGTACGTCTGTTGATTCCAATAGTACGTAATTTAGGGTAATTTCTGCTCTGATTGCTTTATCTGAAGAAAAAACTGTAATTTCTACTAGCTTTACTCTGCTATGCTTTGATATGATGCGCTCAATGTCCTCTTTTACTTCCGTCTCAGTAAAATTGTCTTGTGGGTTCATAAGTAAATCCCATATAATACTTCCAAAATTTGGACGCATTACTCGCTCACCCTTTTTTGTATAAAACTCATTAAGTAAGTCGCGTTTAATAAGGTCAACATCCGTTAATGTGTACGGTGCGCGAACTTTGTCTACTGTGTTAAATCCTTTAAATATTGTTACCATGCTACCCTTAGCTACTTTACCGTGTTATCCTTATTTATCTAATAATTTAACTACATACATATCTATTGATGCCATTGAAAAACTTGACTTTTCCAGTATTCAATGTATAATATTAACTTTAGTAATAAATATTTCTTTTAACCCACTAACTAAATAGTAGAGACATGCTATGTTCAAATTAAATAAAGAATTCGAAACAATATGGGAGAAAGCTAATAATAGCAACTCCGCCTACAAAAAGCCTAGATTTCATAGGATCTTTCAGCAAAGTAAACGATTTGTAACTGTTGGTATTTACGACGGACATACTAAAAAATATGAACTGTTTGACAGCATCAATTTTGCTGGTAATTATCGATACAACAAAAACCGCAGACCATTAGAGTTTGATAAGATGGAAAAACTTATCAGAGGATACAGTGGATGAAATGATTAATACAAATATGTCATCAAATAACAGCATTACGATTGCATGCCCTACAGTAACTACGGTCACTGTAGGGCAACAGTGTCCTACTAATGTACTTACAACAAGTTTAACTGGTGTAAGTTTTACATCTGTTTCCCCATCTAAATCTAGTTTAGAAACAACTGTTGCTGAATTAAAGAAAGAAGTTTCGTACTTAAATAGGAAAGTTAAAATACTAGAGCAAACAGTTAAAGATGAAGTTTCTGAAAAATATAATGCATATAAACGCATTGTCGACTTAAATAAAAAATAAAACTATGCAGACTGACACCTGCATACATAGTCCTCTCTTGCTTGCCTTAAATCTCTTGCTTGTTGTGCAAACGATACTCTACTGTTGTATGTAGGAATACTAACCCCGTCAGGAGTAGCAAATAATTCTCCCTCATACTGTCTGCGCTGTACGTAGTCTGCTCTTGTTACTGCTGTTGGTCCCATACCATAAGATCCTTGGGTAAATTCCATCATTGCATTTGGTACACCTGCATAATTTCCTGCATTCAATTCAGTAAGCACTTGACTTTTAGCATAATTATCTGTACCAACTTGATCTGCAAAGCTTACAAGTGCGCCAAGTTGGTTATCACTAATTGGTACGCCTGTTAAATTTCTAATAACGTTAGCTACAGTTCCTAAGTTTGCTGCCAAAATAAGCTGATGGCTTATTGACCCCAATCCTTTATTAAAATCAATAATTTTCCTACCATTAGCGTCAACAAATATAGTACCAGCACCGTCAACAATACTTTGTATTCCTTCCTGTCTTAATACTTCTAGAAATTGCTCTGGCGATCGTACAGTTTGTCTAATCCTATTAATTCTGTTTTTAAATCCCTGAAGTTCGCCTCGTTGCAAGTCAGATATAGCGCCGGCGGCGTCTATCCCTATTGATCCTAGTCTTGCTGAAAATTCACTTAACGTGCCTTGTATACCTAATCGTATTACACCACCCGCGGTAACCGTTGGTGTACGTAAAAGTGGAATACTTGAACTAAGTGCGCCTGCTATGTTTGCTAACGAGGCTGAACCAAGAAACTGTTTTGCTCCTGCTGGACTAAAATTATTTGCTACAGCGAGCGGTATGCCAAATTGTGGCAATCCGGTGCCAGTATACCCAGTTCCGTTTAGAAAACCAGCAGGCGTGTTCGCAGGAGCTGGTAGGGCATTACCAGCTGCATCTAGTAGACCATTGCTGCCTGTTGGTAAACTATTCATTAAGGTCTCATCAGGCACAATGCTTGCTGGGTTTTCTGTTTCTGGGCTTGGAATTGCATGTCCTTCGTATGGTTCCGCAGTAACTAAATTCTTAACAATAGTAGTTATTGTAGGCGAATCACCGGTTCTTGCTCCATTCGTTGTAAGTGGTGATTCCGCAGTCCTGTTATAACCAGGAGCCTCTTGACCTTGGTCTTGTTGCGATATCGTCCCAATTGTTTTAGCAGTAGTAGCTGATAATGCCGGCGTTGCTGTTGATCCGCCACTGTTAACCAACATTTTCCCGCCAGTTTTGACAACAAGATTGTCTGCTGATTCTGATATTATACTGCTTTGCGATTTGAAGCTAATATTTTCACCAGCTGATGTATTAATTTTAGATTTTGCTTTTGTATTAATATGCTTTCCTGCTGTTATATTAAAATTGCCTGCGGCATTGAGGTTAGTTTCGCCGCCGAAAGACGTCATGGCAATGTTGGTGCTAGCAATTAAATTGAAGTCAGCTGCTGATTCAATATTTACAAATCCACCAACTGGTGGCAATGTGCCAAGTGTTTGTTTGGTATATTTGTTGGCGGCTGCTTCTGTAACCGTGTCCCCTGCTGCCTTAATGTTAACGTTCTGGCCTGCTTCAATGTTAACATCGTTATCCGCTCTAATGTTAAAATCGCCTTTGGCTCGCATACTTATACTGCCTTCTGCATACAATAGCACATCGCCTACCTGATTAAGCTCCATCCAAGCCTTACCGTCTTTGTTAATCATATAAATAATACCAGTCGTATCATCCATTAATAATTGATTACCTTGTGCTGTTCTTATTCTTATATTTCTACTTGCTAAACTATCATCTAATGTTATAGAGTGTCCACCAAGTCTGTAATTTTTCTTTTCGGGATCTTTTGGTCCTGGACTTAACAACCCAACTACTTGGCTTGGTGATTCTCGTCTTGCAGAACTAGTACCTGCGCCGCGGATTGGGTCGTCAACCAATCCTTGCTTAACTATTGATTCTGATAACGTGTGCTGAATTGGTCTGAATGTATCGTTATGATTAATGTCTGCTGTTCGTTTATTTTTTCTTAAAGATGGCAATTCTTACCTGGTGCTTGATAGGTTTTATTGCCCGCATTTCCTGGCAGCATACTATTAAGCTTATCTGGGAATATACAACTAATAACATAGGGAAACTTAGTGTTACCATCAGCAAATGTCACAAGTACGAAATTTCCTGCGTCTGGAACAACACCCCAAAATCCATAAGAACTCATAGTTTGTGATGGGTCTTGTATATCAGTACCTATTGTTCTTGGATCAGTACTGCCGCCAAAAGGTGTAGTCCATATAGCATCAAGTACAGTGTCTTTGTTTTTGTCTTTACCTAACGCAGGAATATGCACTGAAACCCATCCTGATCTTGATTTGTCTACAGGACTTTGTATTTCAGCCAAATATATACCAAAAACAGACGATTTTAACTCGTTTAGCTTTTGGGTGGGATTTTTTCCACTTATTCGATTTACATCTGTACTGATAGTTTGACTCATACGTTCCTCATTCTCTCAACTAATCGATTTGCCCTATTTGTAACTTGCTTATGCCACATACTGTCAACCATTTCATCTGCTGCATCGTGCCAATCTCTAGCGTCAACACCTCGACGCATTCCTACGAATTTTGAAAGTCGTGGGCGGCCCATATTAAAAATCATATTAATTATTATTTCTTGCACTTCATCAGGCAAGTCATTAAAATCATCATATAACACGTTAGCTTCAGAAATAGCTAAATTTAAATCTTGGTCAAACAAGAATGCTACTCGTTCTTTGGTAACTAATGTACCAATAGCTTTGCCATATTCTTCATCAGTATTTAATATTAAATGACCAACACCAACAGTTGGGTGCCCTAAGTGGTCATTATAAATATTATATTCTATGCCCTCGTCTAACTGCAATTGCTCATATACGTTCTGTCTGTTCATTGTGTGTTTTCCTTAAAATCGGGTTGGTGGTGGTACGTTAAATGGTTTACCAAATTCTTCCCATTCTCTGAGTGCTAAATGATAACGTGCATCTAGTTTTTGTTGCTCTGTTTCTATTTCCAAATCGTTTAATTCTGCTGTAGTTAATTCTTTTGGATCGCTAATTTTGTTCGGTTGAAAACCTGGTTCTTTTTTTAATTGCAATTCCTGTGTAAATTGTCCTTGGCTAAACCGACTTACTACTGTAACTACTCGATAAATGCCACTAATAAAATAAGCTGTACCTGATGGTGACCAATATCCAGTATTGTTGTCTTCATCTAACACGTCTTGATCAAATCTTCTTTGTGATTGCATGTCAAAATATACAAAAACATCATTACCTTTAAAATTTACACCAGTTGGTGTTGAATTTGCTAGATACAGTGCTCCTTGTTTTTTAAGTGGATCTAAACTATTTGTGTTTGCTTCACCTAAGTACCATGGGTCTCCACGTATTTGCATATCTAAGTTAATTAAAAAATCTGTTGCTTGGTGTTGTTGAGATATATAGCCAAATAGTGTATTCCTAGGGGTACCATCGTATGTTGCATCTTCCGTAATCGATGGTATAACTTTTGATATTTTTGATGGGATTGCACAAACTGCGGACTCATTTAAATCGTTAGCCGCTACCGCTTGCGCTTCCCTGAGTGCTGCTTCTGTATTTAATCTATCAGTTACACCTGATCCGCCTATTAAGTCTGCTGAGTAAACATATCCTGAAGGTGTTGGCGAATAAAAAGTACCATCTGTATTAGTAATTGCATCACTAGATGTTGACCTACGAGAAGACATTGAATTGGATATAACTGCTGCTGCTAGTCGTTGATCCGATAAAATCTTAGCCAATGTTATTCTAGACTGGCTTGCTGCATTATTTATAGCAGCTTTAATATCAAGTAAACTAAACCCTGCCGACGATGCTAATCTTTCTACTTCTCCAGATTCTGCCTCGCCTAATAGTTCTGTAATTTTGGCTAATGTTTCTCCTTTAAGTGATGCTGACGATAGTTCAGTATTTGTTAAGTCCAATGTTGGCGATGCGCTGCTTGCCATAGACTTAACAAATGCCGTACTTGCATCACCAGACATACCACCAGTTGGTGCAACTAATATACCAATACCAGTTTTGTAAGTTATATCACAACTAAGTATTTGGTCATTTTGTCCTGTAAAAAGATAATGGTATGCTTTTTTAATATCTAGTGACTTTATTCTAGAAGAAGTTTCTTCTGTATTTAAATTGTTTTCATTATCCTGTATCTGTATGACTGTTTTTCCTGATCCATAAATTACTGGTTTATATACAACTTTTCTTGCATACGCATTTCTTTTGTGATCGTAGTCTTTTAGTTCTACATAAGTATGCAATCGATACCAATTTACAAACTTTTGGCTTTTGTTAACCTCAAGGTTGCTTGGGTCTTTGGGATTAACTTTTCTAGATATTTTGCTATAAAATTCATCACTCATAGACAATAGTGTTTCTAAATATCTTGCTATTGTTATGCCTTCTCTTGCTACAATTCCATCATTAGTTACTATAATGTCAAGTGGACCTTCGTCAGTTTCTATACCAGCCAATGCTTCTATAAATTGGTCTTCTGAAAGCCCTTCTAGCGAAGGATTCATTATTCTATTAACTTCTTCAGATCGATCTCTGTCACTGGTTGTGAGAGATAAATCACTTAACCCATACTCTGGGTTATCCTCTATTTTTAGTCCACTCAGGTCAAACTCTATTTCATCAGGTATTTGATAAGCAGTATCTGCCTGTATTGTGTGTGAATTTATTGCATCTTGGAATATAGCAATATGTTCCTCTATTGTACTACCTCTACTTTTTATTAATGTAGGAACAGTATATAACTCGTCAGTATAACCTGAGTATGGCAGAGGTACACAGGAAAATGCATAATTTGACCCTTCTTCGTTTATTGCTAGTTCCACAGATGCAATTCCTAACTTATATATAAAAGGCCCAGCAATGTCTGTAGGTATACCAGCGCCATCAGGATCTACTTCAGATGTATATCCTTTAAAATTTATTTCTAAAAATATAGGAGTATCGTTTGACGCTGTTGGCAAACCTAACGATAATTTGGCTGCGATAATTTGATCTAAAAAATCAGCTGCGCCAGGCTGTATAATGTCAAAATTGACTTTTGATACCGCAATAGTGTTACCTGGACCAGTGACAACAGATATATCTATATTGTCAATCTGAGTACCAGTAACTGCTGATTGTGCAAGTACAACTGTATCTGCTGGTAATGCAGATAAAAAGCCATGACCAAAACCACCACCGCCACTATTTGATGAAGTAGGTGTAGTTGTTCGTTCCTCATCGCTGTTGGTATCTGCACTGCCGGTTGGCGGTGGAGCAGCTACTTTTGGTATCATATATAACCGGGCATTGTATGCATAATTATCAAATAAATCTAAAACATTACCATAAACAACAGGATTGCCTGGTAACGATGGTTCATTATATGGTGGTGGTTGTGTGTTTGCCATTATCCTTTAAGATTCTCTATTGTGTCTTTTGATGGTAGTAAAATATTCAGTCCTTGCTTGAAATCCCTAATAGGGTCATTAATAATATCTAAATTCCTTAAAGCAAATATCCACCACAATCTAGTTGATCCATACAGTTCAAATGCTAACAAGTCTGGACGTTGGTCATATTTTGGTTCTATACTGTAAGCCAAGTCAGAAACTTTAGGCTTGATGGCAGGCAATTTATTAATGTCTAAAAAATTATCATATGTGCCTGCCCCTTTTAAAAAACTAGTGTTTTCATGAAAATCAGCCATTATAAATAACCTCCCTTGTAGCTTGCGCCTGACGTAAATGCACCAAGATCAAAATTCTTTCTTAATTTATGTGGTGCGTGGCTTGGTTGCAGTGTCAACGATATTGTTACTGATGTTGGTACATACGTTGTTTCTCCACGATCGACCCGTGTTATAACTGGTACGTAATCTACTTCTGGTGGCAATATAAAGTTGTATTCTGTCACAACGACTGGTACTTTATTAAATCCGTGATCTCCCATGTATTCAAATAACAATACTGGTGGTGGTGTTCCAAATCGACCGTTAGCAACGGATGCATCTCCGGAAAATGATTTTACCGACACTTTTAAAAAATGCATCACGCCTAATAAATACCGTGCTTCGGCTACTGTGTTTGCAGTAAAATCACCAGTCACTGTTATTGGTTGGGCAGCGGTGTTTTTATATGTAACAACTGGATAATTTTGTCCTTGAAAATCAGAAACATTATAGTCTGCTCTCCCCATCATCATTACTGACGGGGTATATTGCCAAACTAAACCATTTGTGTTATGAAGGGGCTCTAATAAATAATCAATCGGAGTAGTGTTTCCAGGTTGTGGTGGGCCGGTTTGGACTGATGTTTCGTCACCAGTCCAAAATAATGATTTACCACCATCTTTTGGTCGCAGTCTAGCTCTCCAATCTGCTGCACCAACATTTCCTAGTTGACTGGATGTTATTGACTCAAGTTGGCTACTTACTTCATTCAACCTTTGATCTTGGTTGTTAGTAAACTCTTGAGCTAATCTCTCTATTTCACCAGAACTATTTTGTCCTCTAAAAAATGGAAAAATGCTGCCTAATACGTTGCCTATTCCGCTTGGGGTAAGTGCCATAATATCTCCTATAATGGTATTTATCTAGTTAAGATAAACACTCATATATCTATTGATTATTTCCAAAATTCATTGATTTTGTTGACTTTGCGAGTTAAATAGTACTTGACATACTTGCAATATCTGTTATAATAGCAGAACCCTTTTAAATCGAGAATAATAATAATATATGAAGAAAGGCCCTACAGTAAATTACTTAAATAATAAAGATATACTCAAGGAAATACATAAAAGCAAATTATCATTTTGCTTCTTGGAAAATGCAAAGTATGGACAGCAAGACGTAATTTTAGATAATGTAGATGACATAACTAAGGAATACATAGTTAATCATCCTCCTGAATACGAAGTAGACGACAATGAAGTGCGCACATCGGATGTGCCCATTAAGGAAGCATGGACTGAAAATAGGTCGTATATACAGGATGCGTTGGAAAGTCAAGCTAAACGCTTTAAAGATGCAGGATATGCTGCTGCCATGCTTACACACGATAGAATTGATTATAAAAACAAACCTAAACAAAAAGAGTTCTATGTTGATCCACACTCTATACCAAAAGCTAATCTTGTATTTAGAGTTATGACATTTGATCATATACCACTAGAACCTGGTAGAAAGAAAAATCCAAAAAATGTATCAGAAACTAAAGCTAAGGTAAATTTTCCTCCTTTTAAACACTATGCATTTGATGAAACAACTGGTGAAATTTGCGAGGTCGCTCGGAGCCATTGGAAAGGCAGTTTAACTGATGGGTCATTTAATCCAAATCATGGAATGCTTACAAATAAATTAGGAACTATGTTTCTTAAATTAGTAGACAAATATAGCCATCGTGCAAACTGGCGAGGATACACTTACGTTGATGAAATGCGAGGACAAGCATTAGTGCAATTGGCTTACATTAGCTTACAATTCAACGAAGCTAAATCAGACAACCCATTTGCTTACTATACGGCAGTAATTACTAATAGTTTTAGAAAGGTTTTACTTTTAGAAAAGAAAAATCAAGGCATTAGGGATGATATACTGATAGAGCAAGGACATTTGCCTAGTTATACTCGGCAATTAAAGCACGAAGACGAGGTACGCACCATGAGAGCTGCGGCCGAAGATGTAGATAATAACCAATAATAATAATAAGGTAATTATGGAAAACTTATTTAAGACCGCTGCGGTCTTTACTGATATTCATTTAGGTTTAAAACAAAATAGTCGATTACATTTAGAAGATTGTGATCGATATTTAACATGGTTCATAGCTGAAGCTAAGGCCCGAAATGCAGAAACTTGTATTTTTATGGGAGATTGGAGTCATCAACGATCTTCAGTTAATGTAGCGACAATGAATGCTAGCATTAAGCAATTGAAAAGACTTAATGCTTCGTTTGAAACTGTTTATTTTATAACAGGAAATCATGATTTATTTTTTCGTGATAAACGAGAAATGAATTCCATTGAGTATGCCCGTGACTTATCTAATTTTGTAATGGTCGACGAACATTATATTGAAAAGAATGTTGCCATTTTGCCATGGCTTGTAGGTGACGAACATAAAAAAATACACAAATATAAAGTTAAATATATTTTTGGACATATGGAAATTCCTTACTTTAAAATGAATGCTATGGTAGAAATGCCAGATCATGGAGGAATTAAAGCGTCTGACTTGGCTAATGCTGACTACGTGTTTAGCGGACATTTCCACAAAAGACAATGTAAGGGCAATATACATTATATTGGTAATGCTTTTCCGCACAATTATGCTGATGTTGGAGACAATGACAGGGGTGCAATGTTCCTTACTTGGGATGAAGAGCCTATATTTGTAAATTGGACTGAGTGCCCAAAATATGTAGTTGTCAATTTAAGAGAGTTAATTTCAAACCCAGGAAAATACTTAGACAAGTATACATATGCTCGTGTTAAATTAGATGTTAGTATTTCCTATGAGGAAGCCACATTTATTAAAGAAACAATGGTTGCACAGTATGGAGTAAGAGAGCTTCAATTAATTCAAATTAAAGAAGAAACAGAATATGAAGGTGGGGATATTATTTTTGAAAGTGTTGACCAAATTGTACTTTCACAATTAGAAACCCTGGCTTCTGGCGTAATACGAAAAGAAAAATTAATCGCAATATACAACGACTTGGAGATTTAAATGCTAAAAATAAAAAATGTTTCAGCCAAGAATTTTATGAGCATTGGCAACAACATCCAAGCAGTAAACTTTGATGGTTGTCAATTAACATTAGTCTTAGGCAATAACTTAGATCTAGGTGGCGATGGTTCTAGAAATGGAACCGGGAAAACTACCATCATTAATGCATTAAGTTTTGCATTATATGGTGTTGCACTAACTAGCATTAAGAAAGATAACTTAATTAATAAAACCAATGGTAAAGGCATGATTGTTACTGTTGATTTTTCTATTGATGGTGTTGAATACCGCATCGAAAGGGGGCGTAGACCTGCTGTGTTGCGGTTTTATGTAGATGGCGTTGAACTTGGTAACCAAGAACAACAAGGTGAAAATCGAGAAACACAAAAAGACATTGAAAAAGTTATTGGATTCCCACATAACATGTTTAAGCATTTAATTGCTCTCAATACGTACAGTGAGCCATTCCTTAGTATGCGAGCTGCTGATCAAAGAGATATGATTGAGCAACTGCTTGGCATCACAGACTTATCCTTAAAGGCAGAAGTATTAAAAGAATTAATGAAACGCAACAAAGACTCAATAAAGGAAGAAGAATTACGAATTAATGCAGTTAATGATAGCAACGAGCGCATTAGCAAAAACATTGATGCACTTGGCCGTAAAAGTAAAGTTTGGGAAGGCGCTAAGGAAGACAAACTTCAAGAATTTACAATAGCTATTGGGTTACTAGAAAAAATTGATATTGATAGTGAAGTAAATCTTCAGCGAGAGACTGTTATTATTAAAGAAACTAATTCCAAAATTAAAGCTGTTACCAAGGAGTTTGGGCAAATAGATGATAGCATGTTAAGGGCTGAACAGATACTCGAATCTTTACTCAAGGACTTAGAAAATGCCAAGGCTGGTAACTGCCCAACATGTGGACAAGATACCGCACATTTGGCAACACATGAAGCTTATACAAATGAAATTATTGAAAAGATTGCAAATGATAAAAAATACATTGCTGGATTAATAACACAGTCTACTGAATTAAATGAAAAGTTAGATGAATACGGCGAACTTGTAAACGTTCCTAATACATTTTATCCTACTTTAGAAGATGCACTTGAACATAAACACAATTTAGACAAGGTATGTGGGCAGTTTGGTGATAAGTATGCAGAAGCAAATACATACGAGGAACAAATAAGACTGTTGCATGAAACTGGCATACAAGATATCGATTTTGATGAAATGAACAAGTTAACCGATTTAAGAGAGCACCAAGATTGTTTATATAAGTTACTTACAGATAAAGGCAGCTTTATACGTAAGCGGATTATTGATCAAAATATTGCATATTTAAATCATAGACTAGCATATTTCTTAGAAAAATTAGGATTACCACATGAAGTTAAATTTAGCAATGAATTAACTGTGGAAATTACAGAATACGGTAGAGATTTAGATTTTGATAATTTAAGTCGTGGAGAACGAAACCGTCTTATTTTAGGACTTAGTTGGGCATTCCGTGATTTATATGAAAGCTTAAATCGTCCTATGAATTTATTGTGTATAGACGAGCTAATTGATTCTGGAATGGATTCTTCAGGTGTTGAAAATGCACTTGCTATTTTGAAAAAAATGAATAGAGACCAAGGTAAAAATATATTACTTGTTAGTCACAAAGAGGAACTTATTGGCAGAGTAAATAATGTTTTAACTGTTGTTAAAACAAACGGGTTTACGGAATACAGTACAGACGTGGAGTATATAGAGTAGTTATTTATAATACTCTATATCTACACTATACTTAGCAAACAGTTTTTCTAATCCCTTGGTTAATTTACCAGACCGAGGATAATTAGGAACTTTTTGCTTACCATTAACTGCTTTAACTAATTTGTTATAGCAAACTTTTTTAAATTTAGGAATTATAGGAGCTTCAGACAATGTTTTACAATTATCACCGTGATATCGTGTTATATGAAATTTCAACATTACTTTACCACAATGTTTACATTGTGATGTTTGTTGTTTAACACCCTTCGTCCATCCTAATGATAAAAACTTTTTAAATTCAGTTTTATACACCATCTGGTTGACGTTATCCTTAGTTATCCATACTCTATTATAAGTTGGGCAATCTATTCCAGTTCTGCTCGTACCATACATTCCATTTTTTGATCCATGGTTTGCTTTCTTTTTGTTTATAATATCTAATTCGCTATCTGTTTTATATGTACAATAGTTTAATGCGTCTAAGGAATTTTTAGCATTAGTTTTTGCTATATTTTCAAATTTTCGCTTAGATGCTATGCCGATATTTTTCTTATGTGTTTCTGAGAATTTGATACCTTTCGGATTCCCATCAAGCCCGTTTTCATCTTTAAAATTAGCCCACATAGAAGACTCTACTATATTGTTGCCCTTACTAAATGCCAATGCTACATCTTCAACTGTATGTAGATCAAAAACACCATACACTGCCATTGTTACATCATCGCCATATTTATTAATATGCCTTTTCCAATATAATCCAGAACCGTGATAATTATGCTGCAATGCTTCTGATGTAAAATATGAAGCAGTCTTACCAAAATATTTTAATCCAGTAATATTATGGGTTGCTATGTAAAGGGTTATTTTGTTGGTAATCATAATCATATTTATACAAAATAGCTTTAATTGTAGGGGCTGATTTCGAATTCCGTAAATAACTTTTTAAGTTTAACTGTAACTTTTCCGTATTTTGGGGGATCTGGAAATTTAGCCTTTTTCCCACTTAATTTATATGCTTTTTTGAGCTTATTATAATTTCTTTTAGACATCTTCGGCTCTTCTTCTTTTTCACTGGGATGAATATATATTTGCTCACATGGTGGGTTTTCTAAGTAGTCGGCAAGGTTACGTAAATACTTTGGTAGATCTGCTGCCGTATATTCCAATCCTGTTCGTTTCCAATTATTAGTAATTTTACCTTCTATTGAATTGGCAAACTTATGGATTGCGCCACGAACTAACCCGTCACCATTTGGACCGGCGGGGTTTTTTTTCAGCTTATGCTTATGGTCTAAGGCCATATCTTCTGGCGGAAAAGGTAAACCAAGTAAAGGGCATATCCCATCTTGCTCCGCATGTAGCTTTTCCTTTAATGCTTTAATATCTTTAGTTTTCAGTTGACAATATTTACTTTCCATGTTAATATTTATATCCTAAGTTGTTCAGAAGTAAAGAATAACTTTCCAGAAATATGGCACCCACATAACACTCAGGCATAACTACTACTACACACTAACACACATGGCATACTTTAGAGCAATAGTCTCCCCTCACATTTAAATCAACTCAATAAGGCAACACATAGGAACTACACCATAACCCGTTAAGGGCTCCTTGAGATGACATACTCTGTCATCAGATTCTGGAGATGTAGTCGGCAAGATGCAATCAACGTAATGGCATTATAAGATACTAGCTCTGAGAAAAAGCAACTAGTGCGTCTATATAACTAAACTTGGCAAGGTTATGTAGACTTCCGTGAGATTCGTGACGGTACTGTAGGGAGATAAGGCTCACCGCTTCCTAAACAAGCAGCCGCGCCCAAGATGGGGACAGTCCTCGTGATGAGCGAAAGCGGGAGGGAAGAAGTTTTTCCCTTCTAATTACAAACTCTGTTTTTTTATATCACCTTTACAGGTGTATTATGGTTCTAGTTTCGTGAAGTATTATAACCCGATTATTAAACATAACATTATTAATTAAGTGTTTTAACTCTAAACTATTATAAACAAATGAATGAACGTAGTTTACGGAGTGAATGTAATGCAGTTTATAAAGATGCGTAGCATCTATTACTATAATAAATAGATAGTTCTTTTATAATTGCTCATTTGACCCCTCTCCAGATTTAGCTTGGTTGTGTTTATTAAGTATTTTAATGAAAACAGCTTTATCGTGCTGTGACATTGCCCATGCTTCCTCCCATCGCACAGACCCTTCACTGAATATTACCATCTCAGCTATTTGTTCTTCTAAGGCTTTTTGACTGTCTTTTAGCTCCCCAAGATATGCCATTATCTCTTCAGGCTCAGCGTAAGCTAGGAAGCTGTGAAAAAATTTACCGGATCAAAATTTACCTGCCCAGTAAATACAAATGGATCATCATTATCATCTAAACAATTCTCACATTGCATTTGCATTTCATGATTGATTCCAATTTTATTAATTTCTTTAATTTTAGCCTCAATTGCTTTTAGTACACTGCTATCTGAATTATCTAAAAATTCAATAATGTTCTCACGGTCAATAACTGAGTGGCCTTCATCATTAATATTATAACTAATGCTAGCAATACTGTCTGCAATTAATGAAAAGTTCAATGAGGCTACTTTCATAAAGTTTGCATTAAAAGCAGATAACCTTTCTAGTTCGTCTTTAATATCAACTAATGATTGTAAACTTCTTTGACTTTGGAAATTAACAAGTCCTGCTTGTATACTGCTTTCATAAGTAAACGGACGAATTTCTATTTTTAAAGTAGGCAGTCCAGGTGATTCATGTGATACTTCATAAATATCATTTAATATTGCCATTGTTTCAATAGCTTGATCGATACTTGCATCACCTTTCTGTTCCTCATTGCATTTAGGGCATTTTGCTGAAACTTCAACTACATCTCCAATAGTTGCACCTTGTATTGCAACTAGTAGCACGTCTATGTCGCTACTAAGCATTTGCCTAGGAGCTTTAACATTAGGACAACAGCTTTTGATAACTTCTGCAACTGCTTCACCATTAAGTAATGCATCAGGATTTTTCATTATCATTTCGTCCCTTCCTGTCATTGCAAAAATTGGCAATTCTTTAGATTCTGTCATTTCAACTACAGCATCAGTATAAAATTTACCGCCACTTGGGATTGGTACATACATTTTTGGCGCTCTAAAATAACCGCTTAGTGGGTTGGACTTGTTGCTCATGTTATAACTCCTGTTAAACAAAACCGATAAATAGTTGTTAGACGGCTTTTGGTATACACTAAAGACTATTTATCATTGATAAAGTGCGTTTTAAAGGAAAAGATGGCTAAAATTACATGGACAAATTTACAGACTGAAGAAACTGTTGAAGGTGAAATTACGGATGCAGCTTTGGAAGTCACTTCACTGCTAATAAAAGCGCAATTGGTGGAAATGAATTCAAAATTAAGCGATGTTGCTAACGTATTGCTTGAAAATGCAAAAAGGGAAAGCCGAGGCCAAAAACAATCAAAAGAACAGCACGATAAAAGCATAGAAGCTTCAAATAGTCTTAAAGATGGACTTGGTGAATTATCTAATGAGGATAAATCTGCGTCATTAGGTGAAAGACTGGGCAGTGGTATTTTTGGTGCAATTGGTGCAGTTACGGTTGGTGTTTTAGCAGCATTAAATACTACAGTTACTTCATTAGGTATGGCATTTTTTAATGTCGGTGGCGAGTTGAATGAATTAACAAAGGCTGGAGTAGGATTTACTGATAGTTTACTCGAAGGCGGAATGAGTTCAACTGATTCATTAGCTAATTTAAGTGCTATGGGTGTAAATGCTGCTAAAACTTTAGCACAATTTAGTAACGTAGTACAGGCCATAGGTAAGAATGAATTCACAGGGCTGACACGCGCATTCCTTGATGCAACTGATAGTGGTGTACAGTTAGGCATGACATTAAATGACAGTGTTGAGAGGATGGGCGAAGAACTTAACAAGAGACAGTTAATGGGTGCGCTTGACGGTATAAGTCAAGCGAAAGTAACTCAACAAATTGAAACTAGCATCAAACAACAGCAAAAATACTCGTCTGTATTAGGCGTAAGCACAGATAAATTAGTAGAATTTGCAAATTCTATAATTACACAGACACCAATATTAACTTCAGCACTACTAAAAATGGGACCAGAGTTGAGAAGTACAGTAATAGCGGGAATTACTGACTTTGGTACAGTAATGCGATCACTAGGCGGCGAAGAAGGCGGAAAAATTGCAATGGCAATGACAGAAGCCGCAGCAGGTGGTGCTCTTGGATTTAGTGACACAATGGTTGGTTATATTACTGCACTTCCTAGTTTAGCCGAACCAATGAATGATTATATTGCAGCAATAGATTCAGGCGCGTTATCACAGGCCCAAGGTAACCAAATGGCAGTTGATCTTATTACTAACAAACTGGGAAAGTTATCAAATGCTGAGAAAGAGCGCATATTCTTACTAGAAAGACAAGGTAACCAACAAGCTGCCTCAATAGCTAAAGCTATTTTACAATTTGAACAAGGTGCAGAAAAGCTTAAAAAAATGAATGCAAGCTTCGAAATGAGTGATGTGCAAAAAGGAACAAACATACTTATGTCTTCCTATGAAGAAATTACTGGAATGTTTGAATCATTTAAGTATTCATTTTTTGCTGGACTAGGCGATAGCGCATCTGAGTTATCGGGTGCGATGGAACAGTCCAAAAAAATAATTTTGTCAGCTATTAGTACTGCAATGCAATCATTTGGCGGTACTGGTGATATATTTAAGGACATTAACGGCTCTGCAAAAGACATGGGTAAGCAATTTGCAAAACATTTGCCTGAAATAATAGTTAAAATTGCAGAAACTGTTGGTTCTTTTATTGAAGTAATTCCAGACATAATTAATGCTGTTAAGGTAATAGGCAGTGCTATACTTACTACTGCTAAGGTTATTGGAAAAATAGGATTATTTGGTGCTGCTATTGGTGCATTGATTGCCGGAGTCACGGTGGCCTCGCTTACACTTAAATCTTTTGGAAAACTTGGAAGCTTATTTGGCGCCGCAAAAGCTGGAGGTGCCACAGCTGGCGCAACTGGTAAGGTTGGCAAACTTGGCGGTCTTGCTGGTGGCGGACTAAAAGGACTATCAGCAGCAGTTCCTGGTATGTTAGCATTTTCAGTAGCAACTCTTGCAGTGGGTGCAGCTTTATGGCTAGCAAAAGATGCTCTTGAACCGTTCGGGAATATGGTTAAATCTGTGTTTGAAGGAATGGCTACTGTTATTACTGCAATCAGCAACGCAGTTGTTGGCGGTATTACTGCGATATCAGAAGGAATAGCTAACGTAATTAACGCAGTCAAAGGCGACCAAGAAGCAATGATGGCATTGCAAACAGAACAAATAGTCGCAGTTAATAAAGGCATACTTGGATTAGCAAGTATACCAAGTGATAATTTATTTAATACAGCAAATGGCATAAACGCTATTGCTCTTGCTATGAAATCGTTTGCTGACACTGTAATAAGTAAGGAAGGTGGATTTGGTTCAGGATTTATGGACTTTTTTAGCGGAGAAAGTATTGATGGCACGACCAAGTTTATAGATTCAATGAATGCATTTGCAGGCTTAGATGGGAAGCAAATCGCATTTAATGCAGAGGCAATTATTAATGCAAACCGTGCCCAAGCAGGAATGGTTGATGCATTGAGAAAGCAAACAGCAGTTATTGTCCCACCAGAACCTAAAGAACCAGAACCAGAACCAGTTAAGCCTGAACCTAAAAAACCAGAACCAGTTAAGCCTGAACCGGTTAAAATTGAACCTAAAAAACCAGAACCAGTTAAACCAGAACCGGTCAAGTCTGAACCTAAAGAATCAGAACCAGAACCAGTTAAAATTGCACCGGTTAAAATTGAACCTAAAGAACCAGAACCGGTCAAGGCTGAACCTAAAAAACCAGAACCCGCACCAGTTAAAATTGAACTTAAGGACCCAATTGTTAAGCCAATACCAGTTGTTCCAGCAAGACCACTGCCGCAGCAAATTGAAAGACCAATGGAAGTAACTACCAGGACAGAACAACGCAAAGAAGAGCTTAATAACAAATTATCACCTGCAATGGTGAGTCAATCACAACAAAAAGTAGGTGAACGTAACGCAATAGACTCAGCATCACTAGTTGATTCTGCAGAAAAAGAATTATTAATGGCATTGTTGGACCAAGCTAAAACAACTAATCGACTTTTAAGGTCTGGAAATAAAGGCATGACTGATTTAACTAACGCATTATAACCATTTAAACTATTTAAACGTGTATGTATAGTATAAATACCCATATAACGTCAAAATAAAGGAAAAAAACAAAACATGTCATGGAAAAAACACTTTACCCCGTACAATAATTCAGGTTTACCATTAAACCTACAGCCAACAGATGGCGGTAACGGCGGTGCAAGTACATCGAGCAACTTTAGTAGTTGGTTGCCGGAAATATATGCAGGCTCACCAAACCGGCTAGTTAGGTATCAGCAAATGGACCAAATGGATGGTGATTTGGAAGTAAATGCAGCCCTTGACACAATTGCTGAGTTTGGCACTCAAGAATCAGAAACAAATTCTCCTTTTAATATACATTATGATTCGCCTCCAAGCGACTCAGAAAGCAAAATTATTGATAAAACATTAATAAGCTGGTGTAACTTAAATAAAATGCATAAGCGGGCGTTTAGGACTTTTAGAAATGTATGTAAGTATGGCGATCAGTTTTTTATACGAGACCCTGAAACTTATGAATTATTTTGGATTGATCCTGCTAATGTTGAAAAAGTTATAGTCAACGAAAGTGAAGGTAAAAAAATTGAAACTTATTTTATTAAAAACTTGCAGCCTAATTTCCAAGAACAATTAGCAACAAACGTATCAGCGTTACATGCACGCCCATATGGCAGTGGTCAAGGTTTAGCAGGCATAATGAGTCCAGTTAATTCAACCACAGGTAATTACTCTACGTCATCAACACAAGGTGCCGACCAAGGTATTCCTGTTGACGCAAAGCACGTAGTGCATATTAGTTTAACAGATGGTATGGATGCAGCTTGGCCGTTTGGTGTTAGTATATTAGAACCAATTTTTAAAATATATAAGCAAAAAGAATTACTAGAAGATTCAATCATAATTTATCGAGTGCATAGGGCACCTGAACGCCGAGTTTTCATGATTGATGTTGGTAACATGCCCCCACATAAAGCAAAGCAATACTTAGAACAAGTAAAGTATGAAGTAACACAGAAGCGTATTCCAAATAAAAATGGCAGTGGTGCGAGTGTAGCTGATTCAGCATATAACCCAATGTCAATGCTTGAAGACTATTATTTTGCACAAACAGCAGATGGAAGAGGGTCGAAAGTCGACACATTACCTGGTGGTGAAAATTTAGGACAAATAGATGATTTACGTTACTTTAATAACAAATTATTGCGGGGCTTGCGTATTCCAAGTAGTTATTTGCCTTCAGGTCCTGAAGATGGCACACAAACTACTAATGACGGTAAGGTTGGTATAGCTTATATACAAGAATATCGATTTGCAAATTACGTAGAGCGACTTCAAAAACAAATACAAGAAGACATGGATCATGAATTCAAAATGTACCTTAAGTATAAAGGTATTACGATTGATAGTAGTAACTTTAAAGTACAATTTAATAAGCCAATGAATTTTAGTAGTTACCGAGAATTACAACTAGATTCTGAACGAGCAAGCATGTATAGCCAAGTTGCAGACTTACCATACATAAGTAAACAATTTGCATTAAAGAAATATATGGGCTTTACTGAAACTGAAATGAAGCAAAATGAGGAACTTTGGAGGCAGGAAAATGATTATGAAAAATATAAAGATTCACAGGAAAGTTTGGATCTAAAAAATATTGGTATTCGTCCCGTTCCAAGTGATACATTAGACCCAGAAGCAGACGCTGATCTTTCAGATATTGAAATGCCAATAGAAGGTGAGGAAGGCATAAATACAGGTGTAGCGTCAGCAACAGTACCTCCTGGCGGTGGAGAAGTATAATGAGACTAGACGAATTTTATGAACCAGAAAATGATCGAGCCGCGCAAATAAAAACAAACGATAATAGAAAAGCTAGGATGACATTAAAGCAATTAAACAAGTTGCGAAAAGTTAGAGAAATAGCAAGAGCAGAAGCAATTGAGCATGATAAGTTTGTAAAGGTAATGTACGCAGCACCATCAGAAGCCGACACAGGCCTCTAACCTAATCCGCACCAAAATGTACCAAATTTTCTTTTGGTGCATTTCACGTCAAAAAAACACCGTTTCTACCCTTAAAACAATAATACATATAAGTACAGGTATATCTGTAAAATAAGAATAATTCTTTCTACAGACATGAATAATTTAAGGAGACAATGATGTCGCAAAAATTAGAACAAATTTTAGAACTACTCCTTTCTGAAGACAATAACCAGGCTGAAGAATTACTACACGAATATGTAGTTAACAAGGCACGGGCAGAATACGAAAGTATTTTAGATGAGTCAGATGATGAAGAAGTAGACGAAAACGAAGACACTGATGACGATTCAATTGATGAAGATATCCATGTACATGTGGACGAAACTGGTGTTGATGAAGATATTCATCGTGATAATGATTTTGAAGATGACGTAACTGACGATCTTAGTGGTGACGAAGATGAAATTAGTTCAGACGAATATGACGACGATGACGCAGGCGACAGCTACGACGACTACGGAAGCGAAGACGACGGCATGGATGCAGATTTAAGCGACAAGGCTCAAGCAGTTTCAGATGATTTTGCTGATCTTTCAGCACATTTTGACTCATTAATGAACGACATTATGGGCAATGATCTTGAAGATGAAAACGGCGAAATGGACGATGGTATGGACGACGGCATGGAAGACGACATGGATGACATGGACGATGACATGGACGATGACATGGACGATGAAAATAACTTTGAAAGCTTTGATTATGACTTAGATGGTGATGTTGTTGAGGAAGCTACTGTGCTTTCTAAAAAGACAGCACAGCAAGCAATGATGGGCGGCGGTCTTAACGGATCAGAACATGACAGTGCAAACGCAAAGTCACCGTACACTGATGCACCTAAGCCAACAACAATTGGTAAAAATAACGCTAAGCCAGTTCGTGCAAACAACGGCAGCGAAGGCAAAATGGCATGGACTGGTAACGATTCAGATAAAAAGAATCCAACAACTTCTAACATTAACGTAAACCATAAAGCTGGTATGATTGACCACGGAAAAAGCAGCAAAATGCCTAATTCCGGTGACGATCGCAGTAATGCAAAAAGTGCAATACCAAAAAAGTAATTCTTAAAAGGAAATAAAATGGCCAGACAGTTATTCGAATACATGAGTCCAGAAGCATCTAAAGTCCACTTAGTGGAATCTGACGATGGAAAGGAATTGTTTATGCAGGGATTATTTATTCAAGGTGATGTAAAAAATCAAAATGGACGAGTTTATCCTAGAAACGAAATCATGAAGGCCGTCCAAAGCGTTACTGAGCGATTAAGCACTGGTGAAACTGTAATGGGTGAGTTAGATCACCCAGAAGAGTTGCAAATTAACTTGGATAGAGTAAGTCATATTATTACTGAAATGCGAGTTGATGGTGCTGATGGTTTAGGAAAGCTAAAGATCATAGACACACCGATGGGTAATATTGCAAGAGCACTATTAAAAGCAGGAGCTAAACTTGGCGTAAGTAGCAGAGGTAGCGGTAATGTTAATGAATCTGGACACGTTTCAGAATTTGATATTATTACAGTTGACATTGTTGCACAACCAAGCGCACCAGATGCTTATCCCAAGACAATTTACGAAAGTTTATACAACATGAAAGGTGGAGCAGTTATACATGGCCTTGCTAAAGATGTAGTATATGACAAAAAAGCAGAAAAGCACTTAATTGAAGCCGTTAAAGCTTTAATTAATGAACTTAAACTATAGAGGTAGGAGACTACTATGGCAGTTACATTTAAAGACCTACTTGAAAATGCAGAATTAACAGAAGATGTTAAAACAGCACTACAAGAAGCTTGGGAAGCAAAACTATCCGAAGCTAGAGACGATCTTACTGCTGAATTACGTGAAGAGTTTGCTCAACGTTATGAACAAGACAAGAGCAAAATTGTTGGAGCTGTTGACAGCTTCATCTCTGAAAAAGTATCAGCAGAAATATCAGAATTAGCCGAAGAGCGTGAGCAACTCGTGCAGGATCGTGTAAAATATCGAAAAGCCATTAGTGAACATGCAAAGCTACTTGACACATTTGTAACAAAAATTGTTGCAAATGAAGTTAAGGAACTTCGTGCAGACAAATCTCGTGTTGCTGAACACGTAGCTAAACTCGATGAGTTTGTTACTGAACAGTTAGCATGTGAAATTGCTGAATTCCACGAAGATAAGAAAGCACTAGTTGAGCAAAAAGTTAAAATGGTACGTGAAGGCAAGCGTCAGCTTGTTGAGTCTAAACGCAATTTTATTAAGAAAGCATCTGGTAACATCCAAAAGGTTGTTTCCAAGGTTATTACTGAAGAAGTTAGACAACTACGTGGCGACATCACTAAAGCAAGAGAAAATGACTTCGGTCGTAGAATATTTGAGGCTTATGCTAGCGAATATGGTACTAGTTACCTAAACGAAAGTAAGGACCTTAGGACACTACAGAAAACACTATCCAATACAGAAAAGAAACTTGCAGAATCTATTACTGTAGCATTAAACAAAGATGCAGCAGCAGTAATCACAGAAAGCAAGCTACGTATAGCAGAAGATCGTTATGCACGTAAAGAAAAACTTAACAGCCTTTTAGGCCCGTTAGGCAGAGAAAAGAAAGAAATCATGTTGGATTTACTTGAATCTCATAAAACCTCTAATTTGGAAGCTGCTTTTAACAAGTACTTACCAAACGTGTTAGATGGCGAAGTGAATCGTGTAAAGAAAACATTGTCTGAATCAGTGAAGAAAGATTACACTGGTAATAAGGCCACTGTGCAAGCAGAAGCCAGCGACGAAACCAATAATGTAATCGACCTCGATTACATGAAAAAACTAGCCGGAATTTAACAGGAGTTAATCAAAAATGGCAAATTTATTTGAAAGCAATTGGTCAGCGACCAAGGAAGCACTGCTTGAAGGCGTAACTGGCAACAGAAAATCTTCATTAGACGTGGTTCTTGAAAACACTAAGCGGTACCTAGCAGAATCTGCAACAGCAGGTGGAACAGGTGCAGGCTCAGTAGCAACACTTAACAAGGTAATGTTACCTCTAATTCGACGTGTAATGCCATCGGTAATTGCAAACGAATTAGTTGGTGTACAGCCAATGACTGGCCCAGTTGGCCAAATCCATACACTACGTGTTCGCTACAGCGAAACATTTGGTGGTGTTACAGCTGGATCAGAGGCATTAAGTCCTTTTAACCTAGCTAACTCTTACGCCGGATCTCCAGACGCTACAGCCGCATCTGAAGGAACGCCTGGTCGTAAAATGAGCATTCAAATCTTGAAAGAAACTGTTGAAGCTAAGACCAGACGTCTAAGCGCTCGCTGGACTTTTGAGGCAGCACAAGACGCACAATCAATGCATGGCGTTGATGTTGAAGCTGAAATTATGCAAGCACTAGCACAAGAAATTGTTGTTGAAATTGACCAAGAAATCATTGGTTCACTTCGCAACCTTGCTGGCGCTGGTACAGCACTTGATTTTGCAGCAGTAACTGGTGTACAAACTTACATTGGTGACCGTCACGCGGTTCTTGCTATCGAGATCAACCGAGCTTGTAACAGAATTGCTGCACGCACACGTCGCGGTGCTGGTAACTACATTGTAGTTTCTCCAGAGACTTTGACTATATTGCAAAGCGCAAGCACTTCAACGTTCGCACGTACAACTGAAGGTAGCTTTGAAGCTCCTACAAACACTAAGTTTGTTGGTACTTTGAATGGTACAATCCGTGTATTTGTTGATAACTATGCAGCAGATGGTACTCCGGTACTAATCGGCTATAAAGGTTCAAGCGAAACTGACGCTCCGGCGTTCTATGCACCTTATATACCACTAATGAGCACAGGCCCAGTAATGGATCCAAGCACATTTGAACCAGTAGTAAGCTTTATGACTCGATACGGGTACAAAGAGCTTACAAACACTGCTTCTTCACTTGGTAATGCAGCGGACTATTTGGACGCTATTAGCATGACAAATATCTCTTTCCAGTAAAACAGAAAAAGATAAGCAGTAAAAAACCCCTTTTATTAGGGGTTTTTTGTGACT